ACCCGCTCCGTACCAACTCCGTACCCTCTCCGTACCAACTCTTAGTCTTTGCAAGGTTTGCAACGTTTGCTGCAAACTTTGCAAAGATTAAAAGTTAAACTATGTAATTTGTTTCTGATTCTCAGGAGAAAAGCGTAATTTTGCCTCATAAACTTTTAAATTATTGGCTTATGAAAGAAGACATAAGATATATAAAGATATTATTGAACATCATCATTGTTCTACTGGCTTTTGTACTAATTGGCATAACCACGCTAGGAAATATATTAACGTGATTATAGCTGTGACAACAGAAGACCATTTGACAACTCTAGATTTCCAAACATTTTCAGGGTTATACTTAGATTCTCTCCAGAACTTTTCTATCTGAGATTTACCAGACTCAGATAGTTCTATTCTATGGGAGTACTTTGTTGTATACCCCAATTCTTCTACTACGTGAATTGGACTCAGCCATTTTTGATTGCAGCATTCTTTGTCCGCTTCCTCTAAATCAGAAGAGCCTAGATTTGCTTTCTCATTTAATATAGAAAGAATCTTCTCTTCCTTCTTTGTTCGCTCTTTCTTATATTTCAGCAGCACATACAGCTTCTGTTCGTTAGTTACATCTGCCATTTTTCTTTTCTAGTTGGGAAAATATATTTGCCTAGTTGGGAAGTTTAAAATTAGAAATCAGAATAATCTAAAGTAACACTAAGCATCGGTCTGTCGTAAGCATCTTTATAATTTGCCCTAAACTTCATTCCTGTGCCCCTCATAAACCATTTCCATTCATCACGTTTTAAATCATAATTGCCACTAGCGAACATTCTTCTAGCAGACTCCTTAAATGCAGAACGCAACTCGCCATGAAGTTCAATCAGTTCATTCTCTGAAAAATCATCAGAATCTACATCAAGCTGATAATACGCTGTCAGAGTCCAATTAACGAAACTTACAGCATAGAACTTTGTGTAATCATCCACTTGTATTGGCAACTGTTGATTCAAGTCCTTACAGAAATTCATGTAATTCTGCTTAATCTCCATTTGTTCCTTAACACTCGGTCTCTGTGCCTGCACTCCAATTATCATAAAGAGTGTCAGCAATAATAAAAATAATCTTTTCATATCTCACACATTTAAATTAATAGCACAAGTACTGAAAGTTACAATTCTCCATTGTAGTTCTTTAATATTTCGTCAGCTTCATACTCAGACTTCGACTTAGCTGCTTTCAATTTTTGCTCCAGTTCTTGTTGCTTACGTTGCAAAGCTATTATTTTATCCTTATATGGCTTAACTCTCATCATATACTTCCAAGCAGACTCCCCTTCATTTCGCTTGATACCAGTTATTTTCTCCCATTTCTGTGCAAACTCCTCGTTAGTTTCTTTCGCAATCTCGGAAAGCCCAGGCGCAATTTTCTTGGAGTCCGACTTTTTGGGCAAATTTTCAACTCGTTTAGCAGTAACAGACGTAGGTATCATATTAAATCCGTCACCACTTACTATGCAATTACACTTGTTGCAAATATCATCTAAGCCATGAACAAATTTATCCTTTTTAAGAACCTGTTCATCCAACACCGTATTAGGATGTGGCTTATCAAAACTAAATCCACTTTGCTTTAAAATATTTATAGGTCTGTATTTACGTGTGTCACCTTCATCCCTACCTTTATACATAAACACGGAAATTATAATACGAGGAATATACCCAAGTACAAAACCTATAATTGACGAAAATATAGTTGTCAGAACTATCCCAAACAACACCATCCACACAGAATCTGTCCAACCTCCATGGTCATAAAACAGATATGCAATAACACACCACGCAACTATAAAAAACAAACAAGAAGGAATATCTGCCCTATCATGAATCTTTTCACATTCCTTGCATCTTGGTATAAAAACCTTAGCTTCTATATACTTACACATGACATTTATAAGATACTCCTTAGTAACAGAATACATAGTTTCCTTGTATTCTGACCCTTCAACTGCCAGTTTCTTGCCACAATAATAGCATTTTGGATTCTTCGAATAATCTGGTTTAATTGTAATCATACCTAACACATTTTAATTATCCTACATTAACTTGTCTCATGCCACCGCCTAAGATGGATAATAGCTGGTCATAGCGTTTTTCTAACTCTTCGTACTTCGCCTTCCAAACAGAATCATCCTGATGAGACTCATCACCAAGAACTTCATGCTTAGGCTCCTCAGCTACCATATAAGACACCTCTTCCCCATCGCCTTCTTGATGATACATAGTACCAACACCACGTATTACCCACTCGGCAGATACGTCAGGGAAGACGGAAAGAACCTTTGCTACTACATTTGCAGACAAGGCACGTTCACCCTTCAACTGCGTGTTAAGGGTAGTTTGAGACATTTCGACTAACTTTGATAGAGCATTAACCGAAACTTGCTTATCGTCCAAAATTAACATAATTCTCTGATAAATAGTCACTTCCATACATTTTACATTTTTAAACCATACTTAATTAATCATAACTGGTTAATAATTTCTTGCTAAACATTTGGTAGATTAGCAAGAAATGACTACCTTTGCAACCGTTAATAACAAGTTGCTATATATTTAAAAGCAAAAGTACAACAAAAAATTAAGTTATGCAAGTAAAAAAGATAAAAATTATCAAGGTTCCACCTAAAATGGGTAAAAAACTTGCTGAGCGGTATGGTTGCCGAAGGGAAACAATATACAACGCTCTAAGTTTTAGGAGCCAAAGCAAGCAATCCGAAGACATCAGGCAGGCTGCCTTGAATGAGTTCGGAGGAGTTGAGACTGATAAGGTCGTGTTCTACTAGGAAGGAGGTGAGTATGATTAAGAGATTATTCAGAAAATGGCTGAGGATAAAGATGTTTTATATTCTTGGCGAATCATGTACCAACTTTGAAGAATGTTTCAACTGGGTATATAACTCGCCAATAATAGAATGGAAATACAGAGTTTACTTATGTTCTTATTACCTAAAGAACAACTCTGTAGAAATCGAGAAACTAAAGAGCTTCGAGGTTATTTTCCACAAGTAAGAAAACATGAACAAATGTTTCTGTTGGCTTGTTTGGATAATACTGACATGAAGAAGATGAAGTGATTTGCTTAACAACATAGTTGTCTCTTTCCAACTTCTTGATTTCTTCATCAAGGTCAAAATCTACGAGAGCACCATTCTCGTTTACTTTAGAATGTAGATGTACGATTTTCTGTTTCATACGAAATTGAATTAAATTAAAATAAAAATTTGTCACCTGCAAAGGTACATAATAAAAACAACAATCGGGCAACGGTAGATTTAAAAATGTATAAAATGAAAATTTGTCACTTTCTGTTTCATACACTACCGCCCGATTTAAAACAAGGAGGTTAATATGAATGAAATTTCAACTATTGTAGATGGTGAAAGAATGACATCACTACAGATTGCAGAGATTACTGGCAAACCACACTATGATGTGATGAAAGCCATCAGGAAGATGGAGCCAGCTTGGCAAAAAGTGCAAGGAGGAAATTTTTCCTTGATGCAAGAAGAGATTGAGACGAACAATGGTGGTCACAAGATGAGACCTTACTACTCCCTCAACAAAGAAGAGTGTCTTTACATCGCCACCAAGTTCAACGATGAAGCGAGAGCCAAGTTGATTAAACGATGGAAGGAACTGGAGGAGCAACATCAGAAGCCATCCGTTCCTCAGAACTATCTCGAAGCTCTCAAATCTCTGGTCAAGGCTGAGGAGGAGAAACAGCAGCTAGCCTTGGAGAACAAGCAGCAGCAAGCAACCATCCTCACTATCAGCAAGGAGAACATGGAACTCGGCAACAAGATTACCGAAATACTGCCGAAGGTCAGCTACTACGACAAAATCTTGCAGAGCAATGCCACCATGACCGTCACTCAGATAGCACAAGACTACGGAATGAGTGCCATGAAGCTGAATAAAGAACTGGAAGCGATGAAGATTCAGCATAAGGTTCGAGGTCAGTGGATATTGTACGGAAAGTTCCTCACTGGTGGTTACGTTCACAGCAGAGCGGTAGATATACTAAGAAGTGATGGTCGGCACGATGTGAAGTACAACACCGAGTGGACAACGAAAGGAAGAATCTTCCTATATGAATCACTCAAAGCGAAGGGCATTCTCCCCTTAATAGAGCAGGAGAACACTCCCAGCTATAAGGGTACTGGTGGAACAGAGCCAGCCAAGGCAGCTAGTGCCAGTCAACAAACCCTCAAATTCAACTGATATGATAGACCCAGAGATTAAGGAGCAGCTAGACCGCATTGAGCAGTATTCGCTGATAGCAGCAAAGAATGTTCTCAACATCAAGGAAGCTGCAATCATACTAGGCATGACGGTTCGAGGAGTAAGGGAGAACGTCAGAAAGCACATACTCCCCTGCTACAAACCAAATATCAACCTGCTCTACTTCAAGAAGAGCGAGTTGGAAGACTGGATGATGCAGAACCGCAGCAAGAGCATGGCAGAGATAGAATCAGAGGCAGCAGCCTATTGTGTAACCCATTAAACAGATAAACTTATGTTCGCAGATATTATGTTCGTGGCATCTATTGCCATGTTTGTCCTCTTAATAAAGGAAATGCGCTCCTACTTCAAGGAGGTAGGCAAGTAAGATATATGGAGATTGAACCTCACAGGTTAAATTTAGTATTAATTATTAATGAGTTAAGTCTTATAATGTTTCAGCCATCGAATTTTATTCGGTTCAGCAGAGGTTTTTTGGAGTTTGCTACTCCCAGTCTCCACAAGTGATAAAAGTAGTCATTTTTTTACTCATGTTTTTAAGTTAGTTAAATTGTTGATTAGCCAGCGCAAGTAACTCAGTTGGTAGAGTATGAAGGTTCATCCCCTTCGAGGTCGTGGGTTCGAGTCCCACCTTGCGCCCCATATAGCCCGATTCCAAGGCTTTATATCGGATAGGATAAACCTTCCTAGAGAGGTACACGTACCCAAAAGGAGCATTATTAACCACAGATAATGCTTAGACGTGGAAGTGGCAAGCTAATACATACACCCACTGGGTGGAATTTGGAACGCTTGGAGTTCACTTGTGAAGATGCAGACCTCATGCCGTGACCCTTAAAGATAAGGTAGCAGAAAGGTAGAAGCGCACAACTACAAATCGGTTCTAATGCAGCCAGCACGCTATCTTTCTTCTACTAGGTTCAAGTTAGTAAATAGGTTAATGGTTCGTAAAAATTTAGATATATCACAATATATGCGATTACTAGTGCTGGGAGTCCTAAGCCTCCATAAATGCAGAAGGGAACCAAGGAGCGATTCAGCATCCGGCAAGATTGTATAGATGTCGCTCCACGGAGGTGGCAGTTTTAATCATATTCATTTTACTGCCCCTCCTTTTCTAAAGGAAATTGCAAATATTGACATGTTGAATTTACCATACAGATTACATTTGCGATGCGGTAGCGACCGCTCAGGTTAATAATTAAACGAAACACTCGCCCCACCATTCGTGAGAACCATGGGGTTTTTGATTTGAACATTTCAAACCATACAATATGAGATATAAAGCAAGCAGTTGTCACGATTGTCTCTTCTTGACCATGTGTGACAATCCGAATAAGAACCCAGATGGTGGCTACCGATGCAGCCACTATGAATGGAAGTATCAATAACAACTTAAATACATATAAGATATGGGTAATTTAGATTATTACAACAAACTCAAAGTCGTTCCTCAACAAGCACTCCGACAAATTCAGTCAGGAAGACTTAGAGGAAAACACGACATCAACCCAATGTGGCGCATCAAGGCAATGACAGAGCAGTTTGGTGTGTGCGGAATCGGTTGGAAGTACGTAATCACCAAGCAGTGGACAGAGACTTTCGGAAGCGAGGTAAAAGCCTATTGCAACATCGACCTCTTTATCAAGGTGAACGGAGAATGGTCAGATGCCATCCAAGGAACAGGAGGTTCGTCAGAAGTTTCAATGGAAAGCAAGGGCGCATACGTATCTGATGAATGCTACAAGATGGCACTCACAGATGCTTTATCGGTTGCTATGAAGGCACTTGGTGTAGCAGCAGACGTTTATTTTGAGGCAGGAAAGGACATCATATACATTGATAGCAAGTATGGTGCTCAGGATAGTAGAACAGCGCAGCAGCAAGCCCAGACTCAGCATCCAACTGCTCAGGTAACACAAGCAGCCCAGCAGCCAGCAACCCCCCAGTATCACACCAATGACTTGAACGAAGGATTGGCGTACCTTAGCAGATGTGTCAACAAGGACAATCTGGTATGGGTAGTTCGGACATACAAGCCGCTCGCCGCCAGCCCTCAGTTCATGCAAGCAGTATCAGCTAAAAAGAAAGAATTAGGATTACAATAATATGACAGCAGAAACAAAGAAAATCACTTTGAATGTGCCAAGAGTCACATTCATTGAGGAGTCTCATCAGTACTTCATTGGCAAGAAGGAACTGAAAGGTGTAACAGGAACGCTCATCAAGAAAGCCTTCCCCGACACCTACAAGAACATTCCTGAATCGGTATTGATGAAGGCAGCAGAGCGAGGAGGACTTATCCACAATACGTTTGAAACCTTCTGTTCCATCTTTGATGCAGACCTCAAACAATACCCGAACCCTACGGAAGAGCTTCTTGCCTTCCATAGTATGTTAGTCGCATACGATTTACACTATGTGGCATCCGAGTATCTAGTTACAGATGGCGAGAACTTCGCATCTGCCATTGATGGAATCTTTGCTGACAAGGAAGGAAACATCTATCTGGTAGATTACAAGACCACCGCCACCCTTCATTACGACAATGTATCGCTCCAGTTATCCATTTATGCCAAATGGTTCGAGGAACAGAATCCAGACTTGAAGGTGAAGGAGATAGTCTGCATGTGGTTCAAGAACGGACAGAGCAAGTTCCAGCCACTCCCAAGGGTATCAGATGAGCAGATAGACGAATTAATCAACGCTTATCTCACCGATGATGCAGAGTACCAATATAAGGTGGAGGTTCCTGAGCAGTTCTCGGCACTGGAGCAGGAGTACAGATTGATAACCGCTCGTATGGATGCCCTGAAGATTAAGCAGGATGATTTGAAGGAGCAGATGATGAAGATGATGGAAACCAACAAGCAGAAATCCATCAAGACCAATATCGGTTCCTACTCTTATGTGGCAGCTACCACCAAGAAGACCTTCGACACGAAGCTGTTCAAGGACACGGAGCCTGACCACTACGAGCACTATCTAAAGGAAACGACCACTAAGCCGTCAATAAGAATCAAACTTAATTAATATAGATATGAACGTAAAGTTTACAGGCAAGATTATTGCAGCAGGGCAAGTTCAAATGGGAACTTCCCAAAACGGAACTCAATGGAGTTCCCAAAAGTTTGTTATCGAAGAGTTGAATCAGCAGTACCCTTCAAGAGTCGTTATCCAAGTTTACGGTTCAGACAAGATTCAGCAGTTCGGCATTCAAGTAGGCGAAATCATCACCGCCAATATCGGATTGAAGGCACATCAGTCTAGAGACGGACGTTGGTTCAACCAGTTGGATTGCTGGAAGGTGGAACGACCAAATACCCAGCAGCAGGGACAGATGATGCAGAGTCAGATAGGTCAGGTTCCTCAGCAGCAAGCAGCCAACTATCCACCTCAGCCAGCACCTATTCAGCAGCAGATGCAGACTTTTCCCCCTCAGGTTAATGCAAGCGGTCAACCTATTCAGCAGAACGCTCAATATGCAGGTGGTCAGCAGAAAAGTGGCCTCCCATTTTAACAACATAACTAATTGATAATCAATATATCAATTTATGGAAATCCATCTTACAAGAACATCCTCTGGCCTCCGTCCATACACGGATGATGATTACGAGGAAATGAAAAAGATAAAGGTTGGTTCCATCGTCAAGGCGAATATCGTCCGACCACGCAACGTGAAGTTCCACCGCAAGTTCTTTGCCCTTATCAGAGCAGCATGGGATTGTCTTACAGAGCAGCAGCGCATAAACCTACGCTCGATAGACACATTCCGTGAAGAGCTTCTGATAACGTCAGGATTCAGCGAACCGCTATACGACCTCAACGGACAGAAGTTCTTGGAAAGAGCCAAGTCTATCTCCTTCGCCAAGATGGATGAGCCAGCCTTCAATGAAGTATATAGTAGATGTCTTGATACCATCCTAACCATTCTCATGGCTAATGGTATTACAGAAGACGAGTTTAATAACATTTTACAAAATTATAGTTAGTATGACACGTAGAAACGACAAGCGCAACAACAGACGTAATCGTCAGCGCAGCAACAACCCAGAGTTACCAGAGTTTGCATCAATGCTTTTCGGAGCACTCCTTGGCAAAGGAGTAGATATGATTGCAAAGAAGATGGCAGAGAATGCCGAGGAAGAGACTCCTGATATTCATGCAGAAGGCATCAGCAATCAGGACGTTACCAACATCAATAACGGAAAGGCGAGTCTCACCAAATGTACTATCCCAACGGATGGTACAGCCGTAGAACTTCCTATTCCCGACAACCTTCAAGTCTTCATCAGCGAGGATGGCAAGCCGATGATTCGCAAGAAGATTGAAGGAGACAAGAAACCTACTGATGCAGGGGAAGGCAAGCCTATCACATACGATGATATTTGCAGAGAATTGTTCTTTAACAAGGATGTGTACTTCCTTGATGGAAGCAGGCTTCCATCATGTGTAATGAATTCTTTAAATTACAAAGACTTCGATAACTGCACATCTATTGCTCAGGCAAAGCGCATGATTGCTTTCAACAAGTTGCTGAACATCGCCAAGTATCTCAACGAAGGCTGGAAACCTAACTTCAAAGACGATGATAGCAAAAAGTGGAGTATCGTTAAAGATTTAGATAACTACTATGTTAATTACAAAGTAGGAACAAACAACGCAAGCGTTTACTTTAAGAGTGCAGCCCTTGCTGAAAAAGCTATCCTCCTGATGGGTGAAGATTCTCTCAACGACCTTTTCGCAACAGATTGGTAATGGCAACATACGCTGAGATAAAAGCAAAACTACAGCAGGAAGGCAAGAAGATACGCAAGCGTTCATCCTACGATGAGCATAACTTGCAAGCCGCAGAGGTCAGGTATATCCGTGGGGTATATCCTGACCTTGAAGGAGTCTTCTTTGCCGTTCCTAATGGTGGCAAGCGAACCTCCCGACAAGCCGCATGGCTGAAAGAGGAAGGTATGAAGGCAGGAGTATCTGATATGCTGCTCCTGAAGCGCACCTCCCAGTACGGTTTCCTCTGCATCGAAAACAAGACAACAAAAGGCAGACAGGAACCCGAACAGAAGGTATTCCAGTATGAAGTAGAACGACATGGTGGCAAGTACATCATCATTCGTTCTTTAGATGAATTTATCCAAGCAATCGACAATTATTTAAATGGTGAACTATGAAACAATTTCAAATGCAATTAATGCCACCACTTGTTCATGGTGAGAACTTAATAGATAGATTTATTGAAGAGTTCAAAGAAAACCAAGAAGAAGAGTTAACGGAAAAAATAATCTCTATCTTGGAATCCAAAGGTTACAAGGTAACACCACCTCCAAAGCAAGTCAAAGACGAATATACCTTTGAACGAGCATGGAACCTTTACGAAAAGAAGGTTGGCTGCAAAGCCAAACTCGAAAAGAAGTGGAACTCTATGAGCCTGAAAGACCGCAAGGCAGCTATAGAGTATATTCCTCTCTATGTAATCTCCCAACCCGACAAGCAGTATAGAAAGAACTTCCAAACCTTCCTTAACCAGCGAGGATGGGAAGACGAACTTATCGGAGCAACACCACCGCCAGCAGCAATAAATGAAAAGCCTTCTGAAATGAGTCAGCTCATCGCTAGAACAAAAGCCGAATTGCAGAATCTTACAGAAGAAGCACAGGACAATAAACTTCGCAAGCGAATATGCGGAATGATTGAAGTCCTAAAGAACGACCCACAAAGTTCATGTAGAATCCCATTGGAGATATATCGTGACAACGGAACAATGGAACGCTTGGGCATCCTGTGGAATCCGTAACATCTACGAAACCGTTTACCACAATGATACAAATTAGCAAGTACAACAAGCAGCATCCCCTCAGAGTCTTCGAGGCATTCGCTGGGTATGGCAGTCAGAGCCTAGCCTTCAAATACCTCAAAGAAAAGCATCCTGAGTTCGACTTCGAGGTTGTTGGCTTTTCCGAGATAGAACCTTCTGCCATTCAAGCCTACAGACTTCTTCATGGCAGGGAAATTCCAAACTTCGGCAACATCGCCCTTCTCGATTGGAATGAGGTTCCCGACTTCGATTTCATCAGTTGGTCTTCACCTTGCCAAGACTTCTCTAACGCAGGACTTCGCAAGGGTGCAGAAGAAGGTAGCGGTACACGTTCTTCCCTGATTTTCCAAGAAAGAAGAATGCTGGAAGCCAAGCATCCTAAATATGTGATGCTCGAAAACGTGAAAGGTCTCCTCTCAAAGTCAATGAGAAAGTACTTCTTCCAGTATATCCGAGACCTCGACTCATACGGCTACACTTCCTTCTACAAAGTATTGAATGCAAAAGACTACGGAATCCCTCAGAATCGTGAGCGTATCTTCGTAATATCCATCCTACGCACAGAAGACGAGCCGAACCCAGAGTATCACTTCCCTTCGCCTATCAAGTTAGAAACTACGGTTGAGGACATCTTGGAAGACGATGTATCTCCCGAATATTTCATGTCCCAGCCACTCATAGAAAAATATCTCTGTAAAGCAGACATCAATGAATCAATCGAAAAACTCTACCCCGAAGATTTCAATACCGAAAACGGCTGATGGCTGCTCTGTTGCAGTCACCTCCAGTTTTTCTATGACCAGCGTAATGAATATGCTAGATACTGGTCATTATCCAAAGGGTGGAGTCTTAATCATCAAGAAATTATAATGTGCGACAAAATTATAAAGCTAGCAAACCTCCAAACAAAAGGAAGAATAGAGCAGCAGACCAGAGTCTATTCCACCAAGGGAATCTCTCCTACTCTCAATTCAGCCATGGGTCACGGAGGTAACTGCATCCCACTATTCTTAATAGTTAAAGAGATATGATAACAGGAGGAAAGAGAATGAAATCCCTGCTCCTATCAGGGAAGGTGAAACCTGATATGGGGGGGCAAGTCTTAGACTTATATAATCAGAAAGTATATCAAGGCATCGCCCCTACAATGCTTACCACAATAGATTCATCATCAATGACATTCGTAACCATCATGAACAAAGAAATCATTCACACCGCTCCCAACGGAAAGAAATACTCCATCCAAATCAGGAAATACACTCCAAGAGATTGTTTCCGACTGATGGGAGTACACGAAGCTGATATAGACAAACTCCTAAGCAAGGAGAAGTCTGGTCAACTCATCATCTGCAAGAGCAAACTCTATACCCTAGCAGGAAACTCTATAGTAACCAACTGCCTGACCGCCATGTTCGAGGAACTGATTTTCCCTTCTGGGAATCACTACCATGACAAGACTGGTCAGCTATCTCTCTTCTAACATGAACATATTCGGCTATATCAAGGTAGGCAAGCGAGTAAGCAAAGCCCACCGCCTTCTCTTTGAAGGCAAGACCCTTATCATGTGGTACAAAGAGAAGCCTATCATCGGAACCATGATAGATGGAAAATGGTGCTGCATGGACATAAACGGAAATAAGGAAATTCTTATGTATCAGTCTTTAGTCACCCAAGTTTCATTCTTACCTTCACCGCATGAAGACAGAGAAAGAACAAATACTAGCCATCATCGCAGAGATTCAGGCAGAGCGTGAAGCTGCACACATCGTGCCGCCCCACGTTCTCACATCAGAAATCATCAACCGAGGATTCCATCATCCTTATCAAGCCATCAACGAGTTATGCGCAGAAGATAAGATAAAATGGTGCAGAACCCTCAACGATATGGCATTCACTATCAGTAAATAAATTACAATCAATATGAAACCAACACAACCCACACAGCAACTGCTAAAGCAGTTCATGACCAATGCTTATGAAAATGCCAAAAGCAAAGGCTTATTAAATTCAGATTTAGACATCAATAAAGAATTAATGCTCATCATCACAGAAATGAGCGAGACCATCCAAGCCCAGCGTCACGACCGCCACGGAAGCATCGAAGACTACAACAAGTGGCTAGGTGTATCAGAGGAACAAGCCTACAAGGAATCCTTGGAAGGAACCGTACAATCTGAGTTTGCAGACATCGCCATCCGCATCATGTCGCTTTTGGGATTCTATAACTCTCAGAAGATAATCTGCCTGATGAATGATATTGAACTCAAAAAGACAGAGGAGTATCACAAGGTAGAGTTCGAGCACGGAACCTACTCACTTCCTGATGCCATGTACCTCATCATCACTCGCATGACCTACTTCCCTTTCTCCTGCTCGCCAGCATGGATGAACACCTTGCGATTGCAGGATATTCTGGTTCAGGTCTTCGCCCTAGCCCACATAGAAGGCATTGACCTTGTAGAGCACATCAAGTTGAAAATGCAGTATAACGAATCTCGTCCGTACCTTCACGGATGCTTATATTAGGAGGACAGCAATATGTTTGGAATAGAAGAAATATCAAGAAGATGCTTAATGACGTTGAGTGATGGTAGCAAAATACAAGCTACCATCACCATCCCAAAGCCAACCAAGCCAATCTTCCCTGAGCAGATGGGACGTCAGTTTATCGAGAACTTCAATAATTCGCAACCTAATCTAGTTAACAAGGTTGTTAAGTGTCACATCATGAGAAATTAAAGCGTATGAGTTATGAATCAAGAAGCAGATGTAAGGAAAGACAGATTACACCTTGTGGAATTTGTCCTTTGATGTTTAAATGTCCTTATGATGAAGATAAGGATAAGTATAATAATCATAAAAAGTAAAGCGTATGAAAACAATAAGATTAGTAGTAGAACTCATTAACGTTCCTGACGAATGTACAGCCGAGAAATTTAGAACAATACTAGAGGATGGTGAATTGCCTTCTTGTATCGCTGATAACTTTGGTATCGTAGCTGCTAATATGGCAGAGAAGAACATTGAAGATTTAGACAATTTTCAGTTCAACATTTATCCATTTCCTGAAGATGAAGAGGATGAGTTTGATGACGATGAATTTATTTTTTAAGTAATGGAGGTATAGAAATGGATATAAACCCGATTATTATCATAGTACTAGAATATATACTAACGTTGGCTGGAGCATACTTGTTCTTACATGCAGAGGATTTTAAGTATAAATTTCTAGGTTTTCTTCTTGTTCTCATTGGTCTAGGGATTGCATGTGTTACCCTATTATCTACGACACAAATAATTGTTTAACCGCCTTCGGGCATAAATAGATATAATATGATACAGAACATAATAAAAAAGGTGCTACGTAAGTGGCTAAAGAAAAGACTCCATAACAAGAGTATTTCATTAGCCAGTAACGTAGAAAACTTTAAGTGGGTTTACAATTCTCCTCTTCATGAGTGGAGAGACAGAATTTGGATTGTCAATCATTGCCGTTGTATTGGCAACGATTCATGTAACGAATACCTAGAGTATTTTTACTCGTAACTTTCTTCTATAAGATGTTTCACTTGTAGATAGTTCTCCGTTGGATTGATTTCAATACCTAGCAAGGTATAAATGAGAACACCTTTATCTGGAGTTCTTTCAATGAATGTAATGTGATTGACATTGACCAAGGTAAGACCATTTGCCTTGTCATTTACTTCAATAAAATTTCTCATTTCGTTTATATTTTTAAAATTAAGCGGTACAAAGATAATAATAATTTTCGAGAAGCAAGCAAACAAAATGATATTTTTAAAATTAAGCACTTTATTTTATCATCGCTTGCTTCTCATTTAACCATCTTGCAAAGGATATAAAAAATAGTAATATGAATATAGATAAATTAGAAAGAGCAAACTTCTTAGCAAAGGGTTTGCTTCCTAAAATAGATGAACTATTAAATATGTCTTCAAAATCACACCGTAGCAAACTTGCGGACAGTATTTGGGAATTATCAGAGTGTGATGAAGAGTTCAAAGCTAAATTCAAGAAACTTCTTTTAGAAACTAAGAAGAAGTGGCAGAAAGAGTTTGATGAGCTTTAGTACCAATCACTCTCTCCTTGACAGCAGGGAGAGGGTAAAAAGAAGAGAATATGAGATTAAGTGAATATAAAGCAGGTACTATCTTAATAGATATGTGCGGCAAAGTATTTATCCATGATGGCTTTATTAATGCTGATGGATATGGTGTTATAATTGGTGAGGATTCTGATGGAATGATTCAGAAGTCCAATGGTATTGGTAACTGGATGAAGGAAGGGTTCTGTAGAGAAGCAACCTCACAAGAAATCAGTGATTTCTTTGCCAAGGTTCGCAAGACACAGAAGATTATCAATTACTAAGGAGGGTAAAAAAAGAAGAGAATATGGCTGATATGGAATTTGGAAAGTGTGATATTTGTGGCAAAGAGGCTGCTTTATCACGTACATATTTTAAATACAGAATAGGTAGTTGTGAGTGTTGTGGAAGCAAATTGCGTGATGGCTCAAATGGACATTTTCAGGTTGTGCATCATTGCAATAAATGTGTTCCTCATTTACCTACTGTTATTCATCCTTTATTTAAGGCTTTAGATGGTAAAGTTTATAGAGCAAATATTACTAACGTTTTACCATTTGAAATTGAAGGTAATTTCATTATCGAAGAACCAGTAATTATGGAGGATAAGCAATGAGTAAAGTAAATGTCAAAGAGTCAATTCTAGAGATTATCAAAAAGAATAATCTAGAAATACTAAAAATAGACTTGTGTAATGATGAAGAATCTTTTACTAGATTCTATGGTAAGGAAAGAGACGAGTTTTGTAAAGTTTATACCACTCTAGAGGACTTAGACTTTGAGCTGGAATCCTTTCTCATACAAGAAGAGGTTCAAGGTACAGTATATTGTCAAGATAAAGATACTAAAGAACCAGTATGGATAGTGTCTCGTGGAGATGAAGGCAGTTCTTGGTGGGAAGTTAATAGAGTTCCAGACTTTTATAAAGATAAGGAGGATAAGAAATGAGCAAAGTTAAGGAATTATTAAGTCAAGCATACAATCAGCTTGACGGATACAATAAAGGTGGTGTTACTCAGCATATCCTTCTTTGGAAGGCTATGGGTAATATTGAGGATGCACTTAAAGAGTTGGAGGAGTGAAAAATGAGTGTACTAATATCCCCAGAGGCTTATAAAAAGATACTTCAAGGAGATTTAAATTGGCTTCTCAAACAACCTGAAAGTCTTGAAAAAGACCATATTGAAGCCATATTAAAAAATCTAATAAAAATGAATTGAAGAAGGAAAGGAATTTTAGTTATGGACAGAAATCAAGCTAAAGAATTTTATCCTATTCTGCAAGCTTTTGCAGAAGGAAGGGTGATTGAGTGTAGAACCAAACCAAGTGCCATAAAAGGTAAAGATGTTCCGAATGACTGGACGGAAATGAAAGATATTGAGTTTTGGGGAAATATTGAATATCGTATCAAGCCAGACAGTAAGGCGGAAGCAAAGTACCGCCCTTTTGCCAATGTAGAAGAATGTTGGACTGAGATGAAGAAGCATCAGCCGTTCGGGTGGATAAAGTCTAAGGAAGATGGAAGTCGTTCCTTAATTACTCTTATTATTAGCGAAGAAAATATAGATATAAATTGTATCGGTGGCTTTAATTCGGATAAAATTATGAAAAGATTTACCTTTGACGACGGAGCGGTCTTTGGATTTTTAGAGGAGGAATAGCTTATGTATAGACCGATTACAATGTATCAGATTGTTTGCGATAGATGCGGAGAAGTATTTGGCGGTACAGATACTTGCTCTGCACTATTCAGTAACAAAGAAGTTGATATTGGTGACTACTCTGATTGGGAAATGATAGATGGCAAACATTATTGTCCTGATTGCTATGAGGTGGAGGTCATTAATGGAGTGTATAACGTTAAAGTTAAATAGTTATGGCGTGGGTATGTGTTAGTAAACACGAAGAAGAACTTGTTTTTAACTTTAAGCCACATCGTGCAGGATATTACAAAGATTCTTGGGAAGGTGATATGGAAGGAAGTTGGCAAGATGAACCTGTAGAGCTACCTAAAGGCAGCATTAAGAAGCTCATCGGAAGAGAATTGTCTTGGAGTGATGAGCCAGTTGAACTTAAAGAAGAATAGTTATGTTTGAATTTTATATTGTACTTACCATAGCTGTTCTATATATAGCTTTTATGGGTGGAGTTATAGGTTATTTAATTGGTAAATATTTGAAAAATAAGTAGCGTATGAAGAAACAAATAGTATTAGACGAACAAGATATTGAAGAGTTCCACGAGGATGCAGAGCATCTACGTTGGCTATACAACAGAATGGTGAGTGAGCATAGTGAAAACATTAACTTAGATTACATGCACCGCTTTGCCAAGATATTTAATAAATTAAAGCAATTATAGCTTATGAAAATAGAGGATATCAAGTTTAAAGCAAAGCGTCTTGACAATAAAGAATGGGTAGAAGGAAGCTTTGTCGTAATGAATATTGCTGCACTTAGCAAAACTACTATAGGTATCGTAGCAGCAGGCGGTGCAACGCTTCATGAAGTTGACCCTTCCACCGTCTGCCAGTTCACAGGGCTGACAGACTACGATGGTAAAGATTTATATGAAGGCGATATTATCTCTTTCTCAGATTCATACAACCAAGTGGTTTGGGAAGATGACTTATGTGCTTTTGTGTTGGTAGGTGTTGAAAGTCATAGTTATTATGTACATTGCGATATATTAAAAAATTGCCCATTTTATATTGTTGGTAATAAAATCGATAAGGAGAAGTAGCGTATGAAGAAGATTATATTATTATTTATATTGGTTATATTCTTGCTCGTTTCTTGCAACGGGAACAAAGGAATTAATGTTCCAACATCAGACTCTATTAATGAAATTAAAGTAGAAAAGCTATTTGTTGTGGATGGTATAACCGTATATCGTTTCTATGATGGTGGCAGAGTGGTTTATTTCACCAACAAAAAAGGTGAGGTAAAGGCTCTTCATAATGAATATGACCCTGCAACAAAAACTACAAGAACAAAGGTAGTAGAAACCTCATGTAATGAAGAATAGTTATAGATAAACCTTATAGAATCAAGCATAAGGCGAGCGGCTTTTTCTACCAACCTTATAATGGAAGTAATCTTGGTAAGAAAGGCAAGGTGTATAAAGATTAAATGAAACAATGAAATATCCAAAATACAACGTCAATGAATTTATCGGAGGGCATTTCGAGTACACCACTCCATGCCCCTTCGGTATATACGGCAAGTACACCAACGAAATACTATACGTTGGTAGTCTTGCTTGCCAGCGATGCCAGTTCTTCCGAGGAATCAACAAAGAAGATGGCATCGTATCTTGTGGAATTGAATAGTTTTAAGAGTGCAGCCTATCTGCATTATTCTTAATAATTTATCAAATTTAATATATGAATACAAAGAAAATCTCAATTATTCAGCGTATCAAGGAAAAATTCCTTGGCAAGCAGTTTTTTATTGCAGTTATCGCTAACAAGGGAACCAGTTCCTATTTCGTCAACTCTACCATCTACCGCTCAGAGAAAGAGGTGAAGGCTTACGAGAAGTACATCACCACAGATGAGCGTATGAAACAGAGCTTCGATTTCGTAGGCTATTATGGTTTCCGCTCCAAGTTCGACTTCCGCATACCTCTCAGCGGAAAGCCAGTGTCAGTAGAAGAGGCAAAGAAACTGGCAGATAAGTAACATGGCTAAGATTAAAGACCTCACTGGGCAAAGGTTTGGCAGACTGGTTGTCTGCCGCCGTGCCCCTTCTGAAAAGGGAGCAAGAAACGGAGTGTACTGGATATGCAAGTGTGATTGTGGCAGAGGAAAGAAAATCCTCAGTTCTGCCCTGCTCTCAGGATTCACACGTTCTTGCGGTTGTCTTCGTAGCGAGAATGCCAAGAGAACCGTCCGCCTGATGCAAGCCATCAACAGAAAAAGACGTGAATCATTAACAGATAAAATAAGCATTTCATAAATTCATAGTATATTTGCAAAATGAAATTCAAGTATTTAATAGATAAAGTCAATGGTTTCAGATACCGCAATCACTTTGTGGTATTGGACGGAAGAGCCAACTCGGTCACGCTCTCCAAGGGTATCTATGACCACATCATACAGAAAGAGCGTACAGACCACTCTGTCTTCGTATTCAGATTGTCCGAAAGAGGAACATACGGATTCTGTATGCGTGAGGACTGGGAAGACCTTCGAAAAGCCAACACCGCCTTCACTCAGCTTCAATTCAATCAGAAGTATAAGAAGGTAGGTTTCAGAAGTGACTACCCTTCCATCACCGCCATCCTTGATGAGTACAACCTTCCTCTCAACAGAATGGTTCGCCTTACTTGCATCCCACGCAAGTCAACCAAAGGAGAACCTTATTACGAAATCATGCGACCAACTCAAATTTAAGCACATGGCAACAAGACAAGATGTAATATTTCAAGGCTTGACACACTCACCATCCGACTATAATTGTCAGGATGGAGAGTTGGCAACCTGCCTCAACCTCATCAACGAGGATGGGGCACTCCACCCTATCCATCAGCCAGTAGTAGCTGAACCGAACATCACGCTGGATGCAGGAGACACAATAGAACTGGTTCATAAGGTAACACACGATGAAGCGATTCACTCCCACTACATCATCCGAAAATCAGATGATACTTGGTACTGGATGGAAAAAGGTGGAGACGGAACCAAGAACCCTATCGACTTGAACGGATTCCACGTCAATGCCGTCACAGCAGTTGGCAATATAGTTAATTTTGTTGGAGAAATATCTATCAAATACTTATATTGGATTGACGATAATTATCAGCTATTTGATAGAGATAACTTTAACTATGGAATCAAAATCGGTTTTAAAGAATTTGATTATCAAGGTGGTTCAGCAGAAATCTCGCTAGGTGATGAATTTTGGGACTATGTTACTTATGAAAGCAGTTCTTCTGGTAGAAAGATAACTGGAATGAATGTAAACCAAGTCTCAAAAGTTTTCAACATGTTTGACGCTGTAATTAATAAGACTTTGTCCGACAAAGGAAAACAATGGCAAAAGTATTTTGTGTTTGGAGTAGCAGCCATCAGATTATACGATGGAACTTACTATAGCATTTCCAATATTTTTAAACTTGACTGGAATAGTGCAACTTTAGCTTCTGTTAGTGTTGACCCTTATAACAAGAGATTTTGGTCGATTGGACCAGCAATAGCAACTTGGACTATTAGCGCAAACATAGATAATCTTGATAAAATATCAAATCTTATACAAGGCATTGATATTTTTTTAAGCAAAGCCGAATCATTCGTTAATTTAGAATCAGCAGCAGCCAAATACGTTGTACCAGAATTAAATGATAGAGACCAAGGTGATATGTTTTTCACAATGATGTCAGGAAAGGAAGCAGCCAATGCCATAGATTCCCTATCATTCTATCATTCACTATTTATCAGTAAAGACGAATTTGGCAAAGAACTACAACTCAAAAGAGTTGAGGGAACAGAAGAGTCTTTATCTTTGGCTAACCTATATCGTTCTGATTTAGGAGGTAAATGTGCAATTACATACAATAATAGACTTCATGTGGGGAATGTAAAAGAAGGATATAATGTTGATTTGATAAGTAATATCACTCCAGCATTATCAAACTTGCCAAACGATGCACAATTAAATACAGAAGGAATAGTTAGAGTGAAAGCATCAAACAAAGAATTTTGGTGCAAGGTTGGTGATTTAGGTGCAAGACTATATTACTTTGTATGTGTGCCAATCTTAAATGTATCTGAAATCACATTCTATAAAAAGACTGGAACTTCAGTGTTTGAGAAATCTACGGTTAACTTGCATTCTTCCGAAACTACAGCATTCTCTTTTTACGTAGCTGGAGAAGGAAAGGAAAACGTACCGCAATTTGCTTTGCCATGGGAAACCTCATCAGAAGAGGAATGGAACAATATTGTAAGCAAGTACGAAAACTATAAAACAAACACAAATGCACTTCCATATTCTTCTGTTGTAAAAGTAAGCGAAGCTGAGAATCCTCTAATCTTCCCTGCAAAGAATAGCGTTCTGGTAGGTTCTTCTATCATAAATGCACTTGCCGCTAACACCAGACCAATCAGCGAAGGTCAGTTTGGTGATGCACCTCTCTACGCATTTACCGATGAAGGTGTGTGGGTGTTGATGCTGGGAGAAGAAGGAACCTATATTGCCCGACAGCCAGCCAATAGAGATATATGCTCCAAACCTAAGGGTATTTTGCAGATTGATGATGCAGTTCTGTTCCCGACGGAGCGAGGAATCATGATGCAGCAAGGAAGAGAGTCTGTTTGTCTTACCGATGTACTGGATGATTATCCTTTCGATTTTCTATCTATCTACTCACATTCAACAAAGGATAAGACCTATCCGAATAAACTCCTTGCACTAGGTAATATTCCTGAGTCAGATGTGAAGTATGTCCGTTACCGTAAGTATCTCGAAGAAGCTGATATGATTTACGACTATTACGATAGCCGCATCATCGTATTCAACCAGAACTATACTTATGCTTACGTTTACTCATTGAAAAGTAAGATGTGGGGAACCATGCACAATGTCTTCAACAAGCGAGTAAATATATATCCTGAATCATACGCCACAAACAAAGAGGGAAAAATTCTTGATGTGTACGTAAAGGAGCCAGCAGGAAATATTCCATTCTTCCTTTGTAGCCGTCCTTTAACGCTTGGTCAGGATGCCTATAAGACCATGTTTGATTGTATCACAAGAGGATATTTCAGCAGCATTCAGGCAGGAAAATGTGGAATGGTTTTATTTGGAAGTAATGATTTAGCTAATTGGTATTATGTTGGTTCTTCTGCAAATATGTTTCTCAGAAATCTTGTAGGTTCCCCATACAAATATTTCAGGGTCGTGTTCATGGGTAACCTTGCTCCAAACGAATCTATCAGCGCACTATCTACAGAGTTCCAATCAAGATTACAAAATAAACTCAGATAATTATGGCAGAATATACATTATTAGCTTTCGATTCACAGCGTGCACGAAATGGAGCATCCGTAGGCTATATGGATGCCAACAACAAAGTGCATATAGCTACAGAAATAAAGTTCTATGAAATAAGAAGGTCAGACTACTTCGGCTACATCATGTTAGACGGAAAGCAATATGAGTTTTTAGCAAATGGCTATTTTTATGTAAATGGAGATAAGCAGTTGCTAAAGATAGTAGAATCCTCTATCACAAAGACAACTGGAACGAAACTTGTCAGAGAAACTTCTTCCGATGGAACATCAAACGCTCGCCCATTCCCTAGAAATGGAATAGCAACCACATCAGAAACAGGTGGAACAGAGGAAAGTGACAAAACAGAGGAAATCTTCTCAATCGCTACCCTACAGCCTAGAGAAGAAGTAGCAGCAAGTTGCTTGCAGTCTATGCTCCAGCGGTATACGAATCCGCTCAATATAGACAACACCAAGATTAAGCAACTTGTAAGCAAGTCATTCTTGTTTGCTCAGGAGTTCATCAATCAGGCAGTTCTCTATCGTGAGAAGGAGACAACATCGGCAACCGTTGAGAGCAACAAGTACGCATCGGTTGATTCCGATTCTCTCAGCAGCGACACCGATAAACTGCTATACAACATAGCTATAGCTATGAGTAACTTGATTGCTCAGGATAAGAACCAGTATGCAGACCAGCAGAAGAATGGTTTGAAGCTGGCTGCTACAGATGTTAATGTCAAGACTTTACCTGAGTCTATCAAGACGGTTGTCAGTGGAAATATTGACGCTGCCGTTACTGGCTCAGTCAGCGCAACAGTAATCGGCTCTATTGATGCTGCTGTCAGAGGTTCCGTTACAACCAAGCAGGAATCCACATCTAGTGGAACATAAAATTAGATAAGTATTTTCTATTAGAATAAAGGGTAGCCGTCCGTGATGGATAGCTACCCTTGCTTTTACGTTAACCTTAAACGATTAATATACTAAAATGGATGCAATGCGATTCTCGCTCTTCCAGCCGAGCGATTGCTGGCATCCTTAATCTTCTGTTTATTTTCATCGGCAAGTTCCCATAACCTATCAGCACCGTCAGGATATACAAGCATCAACCATTCGTATAAGCAATAATATACAATATAGTTATGGATATATACCATCATGGTATGCACGCTTGTTTTCGAGAATCCACTTGGCATTCTCATGGCTAGATAATAGGCATCCTCATCATTTGTCGGGGAACCTACGCATTCTTCCCACTCATTGGAATCAAAGCCACCTCCAAGCATTTCCATCTTGGTATATCGGAAAAGCATTTCCTTGCAGTCTTCTACCGCTGAGTCAAGAATCCTAGCCAATTTATCCCGATTACAATCCTCGCCCACATCATATACATTATGTATCAGGTGTAGGTCTTCTACAGAACTGGAGATGGAATCAGCATAGACATAAGCCGTATTTTTGATGTCAAACACCAGTTCCTTCTTCTGAAGCTCTATCATTACCTTGTAACCAAGATTACATGTTCTGCATTCTTTCATACTCACCTCCTTCCTTATTCGTTAGGAGCCGTTCTGCTTGGCCTCTCACGTCTGTTAAAGGTCTCATGCAGATTCTTGATGGCAACAACAGACAATTCTGAATAAGTCTTCGACTCATTAGGATTGGTAATGATGAACCAATCCATCAAAGCCTTGTTGATGATATAGTCATGGATGGAACTGGTAAGCGCATCCTTCAAAGCAAGCGGATAATTGGATGGAAGGGATAGGTTTATGACAATATCGGTATCATCACTTATCAACTCGTTAGACGCAGTAGTACCATTACCTGTTTGAACCGACTCACTCAACTCTACGAGCAGTTGGCTATACGCATTCTGAATGCTACGCAAAGCCTGATTCTTGTCTTCATCATCATCACTTGCCTGAATATTGCTGGCAGCCTCAGCATCCATGTCTGCTGCTCTTCTGCTACGCCCAGTCAGGAATGCCTTGTTCTGAAAGTCATAAATGAGTTCACTCATATACAACGTTATCGCTAAATTTTTTCTTGCCATACTATGAAATTTTTGTTCGTGTTGGTTTCTTTTTGAAAAACGCTTTATCCTTGATGTCGAGCAATAATGCAGTAGCGTTATCTGCATACTCCTTCACCTTGTCAGGCGCAGTAATCTCACACCATTTTCCGATGATGCTGTTCACTAGGAATGATGTAGCGGAACGGATAATGGAAGGCTCCATCTTTGTATCAAATCTACTTGATAAGGTCAGCTTCCAGTTGATGTTTCCATCCTCATCATTAATCTTTTCAACAAATTGTTTCAGGAGGTTCATCAATGTATCAACCGACTCATTATAGAATCGCTCAATCATTGCCAAGTCTGCATCCGTCACAAATACTTGGTCAAATGCCGACTTTCCATCCTCCAGTTTATTCTTGGCTCCGATGTATGCAGTAGTCTTCGCCACCTCCTCATACACGTCACTTCTCTTGATTGTAATAATTAAGTCTGCCATTCTTTATCTTTTTATATAGTTTATAACCTAAAACGACTAGCAAGACACAGAGTGCTCCAAATGACCAGATAGCGTATTTCAACTGAAACTGCTCCCACTTGGATAACTCCTTCTCTACTGGATAGGGTACTGGGATAGAATCTCTTTTCAGGAAGGAATCCACCTTCACCTTATACACATTTTTATAGATGGTCTTCTCATGCCATCGGTCAAGAAAGCAAGTATCTCCCTTCTGTCTGAGATATACGGAATCACGCACGAAAACGCTGTCAGAAGTATGCAGCGTATCGTGTTTTACTACGTCCCGACATATAACTTTTTCCATCGGGACGTATTTTGTCTTGCATCCCGACAGAAGAAAAGCTATCAGCAACATACCCAAAACATATATCAGGAGTTGCCAGAAATCAGTATCGTACCACTTCTTCATAAGCCTACACTTTGAGTGCTACCAATGCTCTTTTCAAATACTTTCGTCTATGCTCTAAGCCGTAAGTACCACCATTGATGGTCTTTGTTATAGCAAGAAAGCTATCACTATCAGCCAGTTTATTCAAGCCGTGTTTCCGCCACCACCACATAGCACTCTTGGTTGCATATCGTGGCTGCTCCAATATTTCAGGATGCTCCATTATATCACCAGTCACTTGCTTGCTATTCTGAAATGCCTGATAGTTGGCTCTGCCAGTAATCTGAATCAAGCCCCTGCCACGATACTTGTAGCCGTCACCATCCTTCAAGTTGCCGAGCATGTTCTTCAACTTACCCACATCATACTTGTGGAAATAGTTCTTGTTGCCGAGTTCCTTGGTATATCTCAGTTCACCACTTTCATGAGCTATCTGAGCCAAGAAATGAGCCATACGCTTAGGAGTATCAATGTTGAAAGCCTCAGCATAACCATTGATATAAGGCAGAAAAGCATCCACCTTAGCCTTCGCATTCGGCATAATATCCAAAATTTGTTCTCTTGTTACCTCCATATTATTTACTTTCCTTTACTTGTTTCAACATATTTGCGAGTTCGTCCTTCACCTTACTCTCAAAATTACCCAACTTGGTCTTAAAATAAATGTTTACTCCGAAGATAGCCCCAGAGTAAACCAACGCTTGGCTGATGTACCAGAGCACACCATCCGAAATAATATAGTTGTTCAAGAAGAATGATAGGAAGGCAAGGACGATGCCGCTCACCACCATTCCAATGGCTGTACCATATTGCAATCCTTCACGTACGTTTGGAGTCATAACTTATCTTTTTATACTATTAACATTAATAATATGCAAAGATAAGAAATGATTCCCAAATAGTCACTTTATCCGTTAATAGTATGCCATATTTTGCTTGTCGGATGCAAGCAATCAGGGTCTTGCAGATACTCTATAGCCATCAGAACCACCATTTCCTTCAATTCGTCTGCATCCTTACTGAATCTTTCCAGCAGCAGATGATGGTCACTCCTCAACAGATTCATAGTTACCGACAAGTCATAAATGGTGTAATCAGAAATATCATCCTGATGCTTGTCGAAGATTTCTCTTATCTCTTCATCAGTGAAGAAAGGAGCCGTATGCTTGGTTCCGTCAGCATCCTCATACCACATCTTGCTGATAGCATCATCGGCAAAGTGCTTGTCGAAATGTTCTTCGCTCAACACTCCATACACCATCGCACAAAGATGATGCTCCTCCACATCGCTCAACTTGCATGAGAGATACTTGCCGACTGCCTTAGCTACTGCCAACATCTGTTCAGGAGTCAACTCCTGCTGATACTTTTCTACGAAATCTACAAAATCCATAATATAAAAATTAAAAGTTTATGATGCTGCAAAGATACCAATATCTTAAACGCAGCACCACAAACTCGTAGATATTTCTGTAGCCATCTGAATATCAGACAAATACAGTTACGATAAAAACACCTCCTTTCTTTATTCGTCCTTAAATCTGGTTCTCTTCTCTCCACCCCTCGTCCAGATGTCGTTTTTCTTCCGTTTCGCCACCTTGCCGAGCACATCATTTTCGTAAAGTTCGGGCTTGTCTTCCCTCCCTTGGGTCTCCGTAGCAATACCCTTGTTAGGGTTACTACCTTGGCTGGTATCAGGTTTCCCATTGCCATACCATTTCTCATTATTCGCCTTGTCTGCTATCATAACTATAAATTAATCAATAATCACTAAACATTAAACACTAAACATTATGCAGCGAGTGGTGGAGTCTGTCCGTCAGGACTCACTCCCTGACCACTCATCATCTGCTGCAACATCGCCTGAGCCTTCGGATTGCTCTGTGATGCCTGAGCAACTTGGGCTTGAAGCTGAGGAGAGAATCCTTGTGGGGTCTCACCATTCTGAATGGCTTGCTGGTTGGATGCAACCGATTGCAGCAACTCCTCTCCAAATGGGAAATCTCCTACTTGCAGCAACTGCTCCAGCGTGATAGCCTGATTCTGCCACAAGGTCATAAGGAACTCATTCGCCATCTGTCTGTATACAGGAGTAGCTGTACTCTCCGTGATGTTGATGTCAAACTCAACGTCTCTAATCTTCTTAGGGTCATAGCGCACTATCTGTCCTGCCCTACCCACAATATTGAAGTTGCGAGCCACGTCATAGTACTGCTGCATATTCTTAACGGTCTTGTAAGCACCATCAATGATAAACTGGCTGAAACTCTCCAAAATATCAAGCAGCGACATGGTAGCATTCTGTGTTTGCTGGGCATAGAGCGAACCGCTCGTACCTGACACACCCGGCTTCCCTTGCAGCGCACCATTCACGCCCGATATATCCTCGAAGAACTTCAACTGATAGCTGAGCAAATCACCGATGCCGATGTTCGTAGAATTGTTCGCCACTTGCTGAGGAACCTGACCGCTCTTGTTTGGCTTGTACCTTACCACACCATTGAACCTACTCCACTCATCACAGAAATCATCCCAACTCATATCATCAGGCAGACAATCCTCAGGGCAGAGCAGCACACCCTTGGCACTCGCACGCATGATGAAGTCATACATGGTAATAAGTCGGTTCACGTATCTCTGCTGGTCAATCACATCTTCCACGAAGCTGTGAATCTCGCCATCAATAAACGGATAGAACTTAAAGCAATATGGATGCTCACCATGAGCATAAGGAGTCTCGCCTTCTCTCAGAATATCACCGAAAGGAGAAAGATAGTAGAAATGCCAGTAATCATCCATAAACCACTCTGCTTCAATCAGAGGAATATCGTCTTCCGACATACCAGCAGCTAGACCTCTCGTCAGTCTTCTTTCGTTCTCTTCTTCTACTATCTCCTTCTTATCCTCAACATCAATCTTGAAATCATCGCCATTGTTGTAGTCGTGGCATCGGTATCTCGGTTTACTCTCCTTGCGCCAAACCTCAATCACTCGGCAGAGCGAAGGGTTGGCAGGATTCATAAAGTCGATAGTCTTAGGGTCGAACTCACCGAATCGCTGGGTGCAATCAGCAATCACGAAATCACGGTTAGCTGCCAGTCTGTATATCTCCTTCAACTTACGAGCCTCAGCAGGAGACTTGGCAAACTCTCTCAGCACGTTGCCGATGGTGATGTCATGCACCTCACCCAAGCAACTCACGTCCCAACCACGGAAATCCTTCATATTGTTGTCTATGAAGAAATTGTTCGGGTTCACGTAGTCCGTCCAGCAATCCAACCTACCTCTTCGCCATCCATACTTTTTCTTATAGATAGCAGCACCGCTTATCAGGAACTCTTCCATGGTTCGTGCATCCAGTTCCGTCTCTCTGTTCAGTTGTCGGTTACATTGCAGCACCACGCTCATGGTCTCGCCATATCGTTTCTCATCCTTATCTCTAGCATTGCAGGTAGGTTCCTTGCTCTGGGAGCGATATACACCCAGCACATTCTTCACCAATCTTCTGATAAGGTTGTTCTTCAATGGTTCGCTACCCTGCTCACGGATATAGTCTTCCTCCCTGATACGCTTAGTAAAGCCACACTTGCTTTTGAACTCAATGGTATCGCCCCACTGGTCTCCATAGCAGTATCGCTTGTTTCGTAATCTTCGCTTTCGGAAGTTATCCATGTTGTTGTAGTATCGTTGAGCCTCCAACAAGATATGGAAGACACGCTCGTATGGCTTGTCAAATCGGTTCTTGGATGCCTTCACGCTATCCAGTTCTTCCTTGTCAAGCACCCTGCTCAACGATAGCAGTTTTGTTTCTTCTTTCTTCTTTGCCATAATTTATGATGTTGTAGGTTCAACAATATGTGCCAGTTTCCGAGCCACCCCAAGCAATCCGCTTGCGGTATCGGTATCGCCAAGACTGATGCAAGTGAGATAGCCAGCCATATACACGATGGAATCCTTCAATGTTTCAGGCAAATCAATATTACCTTCACTAATAGAAGGCATACCCACATAGGTAAGCGATACGGTAGCCGTATTACTCTTGCTTGTGAAAAGTTCCAAGTACCGATTACCGCTATTATGAATGAGCGCAGCGATAGGTCGCTCAGGGTTTCCCCTTACTCCGAATCGGTTACACTGAATCTTGTAGGCATCATCCTCTTCTGTGATTATCTCAGCCGAGCGATTCCAGTCACTAGCCTTCACGTTAAGGAGTCTAATCATGTCGGAAGGCAGATAGACGGTTCCCACATAAGCACCATTTGATTCTGCCCAAGCAGTATTCAATCCATCGAAAGTCTTACCATCCAGCATACTGGCAGGAGCATCCTTCAATATGATTCTTGCTGCATCTACTATCTTACTCTGAATCAACTCGCCTTGTGACAAGGTATCAGTATCGGTAGGAGTCAGCAAGCCCGAAGTCTCTTGGTTTCTGTCCAAGAGCACCTTCACTTCTTTCACCAGTTCAGATACAGCATACGTATTCATTACTCCAGTCCTTCTAGTTCAACACCCTTTTCCTTAGCAATATCCAAGATGTCTTCCTTGGTCTTCATCTTAGAACGGCTCACACCATAGGTCTCAGCTAGATAATCCTTGGCATCCTCAAAGTCTGCCACAACATGAGTCTTCTTCTCGTCAGCCACCTTCTTCTTGGTATTGGCAGCAGCCTTCTTCTTGGCTTCCGCAGCTTCCTTCTTCTCGTCAATGGTCTCCACCAAGAAGAACTTGTCTTTGAACCAATAATGAGACTCGATAGCCTTCTGTACCTTTGGGTCTCTTGTCATATAGATACTACAACCCATTGTCTTACCCTCAAAGACAATGCGCATTCTCTCGTTACCTACCATAACGCTGAATGCCAAATCCGAACCAGCTTGATATTTCTTAAACATGATTATACCTTATTATATATGTGTTACTAAAAAAGGGATGGGGCTAGTGCCCACACCCCTCACTATTTAATGAATAATTTGCAAATCTACTTGCTTTTAGGCAGCAGCCTTGGTTTCTTCTGTATCAGTTGCACTTTCTGTTGCAGGAACCGCAGCAAGGCGCATACGAGCGTGTGCCTTAGGGTACTTCAAGTACAGACAAGCTACCTCCTGAATAACTACTGCATCGGTGTTACGGATGCCAGCCTTCTTCAAGTCGAGCACGTTACGTGTCCAAGACAAGTGTACTCGCTTAACCAAGAACTCTGGGTCAAGGGCGAAGCCGCAGTCACTCATATCGAAGAGGTCAAACAACTCAGAGTGAATCATCAGCACCTCACCGAAGTCAGTCTCCCAACTCTTAAACTTCAAGTTCCAAACCTCAACGGTGTCCTTCAAGCGGAACTTATCAGACTTAATCTTACTAAACGCACTCACGAAGGCAGAACCAGCAATAATTACCTTGCGTTTGTTGCCGATACCAGTACCAACAAACAAGTCCTTGGAAATGTCAACCAACTCCAAATCAGTAATCACTCGCTCATTCTTGCTGTAACCTTTTGCAATCTCGTCAGCAGTAGCAATATGACCTACCTCAATGTCCTTACCAGCCATCCACCAGATACCCTTGGTAAACCACTGAGTAGAGTTGTTCTTGGTTGTATGCTTGATGCAAGCCATATCACCGAAGAGATAAGTACCCTCCATAGCAAGACGCATATCGTAGATGCTGTCCTCCTCAATATCCGAGAAGTCCCAATCTACTCGCTTAGCAGCAATCTTATTAAAGGTACTCTCCTCAACCTGAATCATGAAGTTCTGGCAGTACTGAATATCAGAATCAGGAAGGTTGTTGAAACGACCAGTCTGTACGTCCAATTCACCGCAACTCTTAGCCATACGGATAAGTTTCTGCCCCTTCGTCAAGGCAGGAATACCGATAGGCTGTTTCTTAACCAACTTACCATTTACAGCAAATACAATAGGGAAGCCCTCAGTATCTTTACCGCAAACACAAAGTTCCAAGTCAGGAGTAGGCTCATCAGTAAGGTCTGCATAAGCCTTACCTTCATAATTGGTAATCGCCTTAACACCTACGGCTCGGATGGTATCATCCAGCGTAAACATTTCAGGGTCTTCTACCTTCAATACCATAGATGTACCAGTGCTCTCCAACGTAGCCTCCTTCACGGTAGTCTTGATTGGACGTGTACCGATACTCCAGTATTCTACAACAAACGAATCAGCAGACTTGGTTGTTGCAAAACGTGAAATCTGGTCAACAGGAGTAGCCATCGGACGAATCTTGGTAATCTTGTCGTTGATGTCGTTCTCATAGAACTCCGTACCATTCTCGTTATAATGCTCTCGACCCTTGGTTTCGGTGGCAATACCATCATCCTGACGGGCAGCACCACCATTGCCAGCATCATCGGCAGCAGTAGCACCACCAGCCTCAGCAGCATGACCACTCTCGGTAGTACCACCATCAGGCAAAGCCGCCTCAGCCATGATAACATTACCATTCACTCCAAAAATAACTGCCATAACCATCAGGAAGACGGAAAGCAGCCGATTAAATGTACTTTTCTTCATTGTTATCCTAAATTAATTAAACATTATATATTATCTTTTCACTTTGTCGAATTATCTAATGTGTGTTCTCTTCTCGTTGCCACGCTCCCAGATGTTACCCCTACGTGATGCCCTGCCAAGCGCACCAAGGTTTGGCTGGTTATCCGTTGGCTTGGTCTCTGCATTGGCAGAATCAAGGTCGGCAGTACCATCACCCTTCTTTCTCAGTTCAAGGTTCTTGACGTGCTTGCTGTTCTTGCCACGAACCTCACCTTCATGTGCCGCATCAGCCACATCGGTATCATGGTTCTTAGCCTTGATGAAAGCAGTAATCATTTCCTCTGTAAACTTGCCAGTCACCACATTGCGCATTGTCTGAAAGCATTGGTCAATGGCTTCATTCACCGCTTCCTCGCCATATTTCTCCTCCAACTTGTCGAATACTTCATAGCTGGATGGCATGTTCTTGTCATACTCCTCTTGCAATTTCTTGCCGTTGGCAGCATTCTGCAAGAACTCCGACTGAGCCGATGCAATCTCATCCGCATTGTCAGGGTCAGAATAGTAGTCAATAGCATCCTCGCCATGTGTACGAATCAACTCAGCGTAAGGACTCCTACCTGCCTTCATTGCTTGTAGGAAGGTAGCTGCCTCAGGGTCACTGCCCAACCAGTCACCCATCGCCTTCTCATTATCCTTATAACCCTGCAAAGCCTTCTGGTCGGCATCATAATCATCATTGATTGCGCCATACATAGCTTCATCATCCGCATACTCTGTGTCGGGGTGTCGGGTCTTCAAACGCTCCAAAGCCAAGTCTCTCTTGGACTTCATTTCCTGCTGCTTGGCAGCACCAGCATTCTGTTCAATATTTGTATTATCTGGCATATATATATGTATTAATTTATAAATCAATGCCCAAAATTAATGCTTTTTCGGCTAATTTCTACTTTATCCGTTAATTATCGTTATTCAGATACGACTAATTCAATTATTTTTTGTATATTTGCAGGGTCAGATATGAAATATAAGGATTCACGATGTGATTTTAAAGAAGAACGTGATGCTGATATATTGAGGGCTTATCGTGAGATACTTACGACAGGAGACAATATAACACTCTCAGAGATTGAGGAAAAGCTATCCCAGTCTCCGAGCTGTAGATTTTGGGTCTCGGAAGACCGTGCTTATATAGTCATATTAGACTTATTATTGGGAAAATCCATTGATTATATGATACCTACCCGAAGGGCAATGTATCAGGAGATTTTCAGAAGATTCAAGAATTATAGAAAGCAATATCCACACTTATCCAAGATGGATATTATCAAACGTGTATGCTACGAGCCAGCACCCAGCTTCTATCTTACTCCATCAACCATGCACGTCATACTTTATAGGGTGAGAAAGGAGGAGAAGAAAAGATGCTACGAGGAGCGAAAGAGAATGTTGCGCTTTATGCAGGGTACATTATAATAATGTGTATCACTCTTATAGGCTATGATGGTATGGGCTTGTCAGATGGCTGCACTCTTTGGCAGCGCATCAGTTATCCGTTCTTTCATCAGAACGTCTTCCATGCCGCCATCAACTTATATGTTTTCCATCAGTGTTATCGAGCCATACCTTGTGGCATCGGTCACATGGTCGCATTCTATCTCATCGCTATCAGCTACCCTTTTCAATCCTCCGTACCTATCATTGGTCTCAGCGGCTTTATCTATGCTTACATGGGCTTTATCTCCCCCTACGTGGAGAATAAGGTAAGATACAATCTCACCATTCTCCTATATATCTGTGTTGGAATCTTCTTCCCTTGCATGGCAGTTGGAGTCCACATCTATTGCTATGTACTTGGTCTGTTGTGGGGTTATCTAAATGCACCGGTATGCCAAGACAAGTAACCGCCACCCAAGCCAAACTCACAGATGCACTCGACAAACACGTATTGGGCATCCTGAAAGAGAACGAGAAACGCATCAAGGAAATCAACACACCATTCAATCCTATCAAGGGTGAAGGTTGTGGAGATAAGCGATTCATGCTTTTCCTTCCTGACTTCCCTATTCAGAAGCAGAATCTTCCAGTTTCCATGAAGAAGATTCCGCTCGTCAAGATGCTCATCGAATTGGGTAGCTGCAAGGCAGTAATCGAGGAACTGCACAAGGATATAGACGAGCCGTACAACCTAGAGGAAGAAATGGAGCAACTGGTGGAGCAGTTCACTCGCATCAGAATGAAACACGACCCTTTCTTCTTCTTCGCCACGTTCATCTATATCAAGCCGAAAGGTGGAGGTCTCCCCTTCCGCTTTGTTCTTAGAAGACCGCAGCGTAGATTGCTCAGGTGGCTGGAGGAACGAAGAAAGAAAAACCGCCCTATCCGTCTCATTCTGCTGAAAGCCCGACAATGGGGAGGTTCAACGGTTATTCAGATGTACTTCCTATGGCTGCAACTCATGTGGCAGAAGGGGCTCAACTCGCTGATTGTTGCTCAGGTCAAGGACACAGCAGAAACCATCCGAGGAATGTTTGATGAAGCATTGAAGATGTTCCCAGTCAAGTTCCTGCACGAAATGGGAGAAGCATATACCGAGAACGAGCCTAAGTTTGTAGGATTCGGAACATCAGGTAACGTCAAGAAGGTTCCTCAGCGATTCTGCAAAATCAAGGTGGGTTCCATGCAGAAACCAACTTCCGCCAATGGTGAAGACTACAACCTTATCCATTGTTCCGAGGTGGGATTGTGGGAGAAGACGGAAGGCAAGTCTCCTGAAGAAGTTGTACAGAATGCGACCAATGGTGTGCTCTACAGACCATACACGATGATAGTATATGAATCAACCGCCAATGGTACAGGAAACTTCTTCCATCAGGAGTGGTTGGCAGCAGAAGCAGGAGAATCGGTATTTGAGCCGTTCTTCGTACCTTGGTTCGAGATTTACGACCTATACCATCTTGACTTCGAGAATAAACAAAAGAAAGAGGAGTTCGCAAAATGGTTGTACGACAACCGCAACAACACCAACACGATGTCTAATCGTGAGGAGCCAGTTACCTATCTTTGGAAGTTGTGGCAGATGGGAGCACCTTTGGAAGCTCTCAACTGGTATATCATGGAGCGCAAGAAGTTCACTGACCATGGCGATATGGCTAGCGGATTCCCTTCTGACCCAGTAGAGGCCTTCAAGCACTCAGGAGCCAAGGTATTTGCAGAAGAGAAGGTTGACCAGTTCAAGAAAGGTTGCCGAGCACCTAAGTTCATCGGTGATGTTTACGGAGACGGATATAAGGGCAAGAAGTGCCTACAGAATGTTCGATTCACAGAAGACAAGACAGGGCAGTTGTGGATATGGAGCAAGCCAGAGTACTTTGACGATTGCAAGGTCACAAACCGCTATCTGGTTGTCGTGGATATTGGCGGTAGAGGTAGTAAGGCAGACTGGTCAGTTATCTGTGTCTTCGACAGATATTGGATGATGGAAGGTGGCAAGCCGTATGTGGTAGCACAATGGTATGGGCATATTGATATGGACTTGCTGGCATGGAAGGCTGCTCAGATAGCCAAGTACTACGACAATGCTCTATTGGTGATTGAATCCAACACCTTGGAGACGAAAGACAAGGAGCACATCTTGGAAGGTGGTGACCAGTCTGAGTTCATCCTGAATCAAATAAAAGATGAGTACGATAATCTCTATGCACGCAAGCAGAGCGAAGCAGACATCAAGGAAGGTCTTCCACGCAAGTACGGATTCCATACCAATGTGGCAACCAAGCCAATGGTTATCTCTGTTTTGGTTCAGGTAGTCAGAGAGCATCTATACGTTGAGCGTGACCAACGATGCCTGAATGAGTTCCTTACCTACGAGCGTAAGAAGAACGGAGCATACGGAGCCATTGACGGCAAGCACGATGATTTGCTCATGACCAGAGCCATCGGACTCCACATCTGCTTCAATGAAATGGAAATGCCAAAGATGATATACTATCAGACAAGAGTAATGAGAAGAAAGGTTTCTGTTTCGGCAGCAACCATCATATAGTATCAATAATTAATAATTACCATTATGAAAGTAAAAAAGATTTTCAAGCGCATCAAGTGCGAAATCATGTATCGCCAAGCTACGGCTAAGGCAGAACTCGCAGCAAAGAAGAACCACGGTGACATCTTCTATGTCCTTCCTACGCAGAAGGGCAACTTGATGATTATGAACCGCTCCTATTTTGAAGCGTTCAAGAAGACAAAGTTGGTAGATAAAGACATGAAGGTCAGAGACCTCTTCCGTGATTGTGTCTATCATACCAACTGCAAGAGTAAGAAGGGAAAACTCAGCCGAAAACGCAAATTCCTACGCTGGAAAGGCTTAATCTAAAGTTTTTCTGTTCAAGTGTTAACGGATAAAGGATAGGTAGAGAAAATTCTGCCTATCTTTGCCTATTATTAATAATGTGTATCAAATATGATTTATAAAATAGTACAAGGGAATAGTTTCAAACTACACATCTTGGTGCGGAAAATGGACGTATCGAAAGAGTTCCAGCGACTCGTTGACTTCGATATGAATCTGGCTACCGACATCAGGGTTGAGTTGTCGGGCTATTTCTGCAATACAATTTCTGTTCCAGTTCAAGTAGCAGGAATCCAAGGCAACGTACTGATATGCGACATTCCTTCCACACTAGATTACGGAAACTATAACGTCAGGGTGTCATGGAAGTATGAGGGCAGCGAAATGGTCAGCATCGAGCGCAACCTTCTGAGAATAGTAGAACACAACTCTATGAGTAATGTTCCTATCGGTATCACGGAAGGAGAGCATACTGGCTTATTCAACCTTCGCTACTACATCGTGACCGAGAATCAGTCTACTTGCCCTGTATCTTTCATTGTTGATAACGCTAAGTTCAGCTATACCATCAATGGCGAAACACAAATGGTGGAGAGTCAGGAGAATTTCGTGATTAACGGAACAATCAGCAACGGAAAGAAACTGGAAACTCAGTTCATGCCTATAGAAGGTTTCAGTATCGGTCAGGTAAAGGTTATCATGGACGGAAAGGACGTTACTGCTGAATATTACAACAGCAACACCCACAAGGTCTTCATACCAGCCGTATCAGGATATGTTACCATCACAGCAAGCGGAACCGTCAAGGCAAGCTATTATGGAGCTTCGTCAGCCAAGAACATGAGTGAGTTGAACATGGAAGACCTTACGCTTATGGAAGGCACTCTTGTCGGTCAGACTCTTACCATTGAAACAACGGAAGAGAAACCATACATCTGGTTTGCAAGCCGCCAGCCGCTCATCTTCAACCAATGCGGTTTCGAGACTTCCATGAACACCACAAAGCTAGGTGACCTCTACTATTACTGGTCAGACGAACTTGTAGCTGGTGACGATAACGAATATCAAATTAAGCTAAAAGAATAATATGGCAGAAAAGAAAAAATACAACAGCATCCTCATCAGTGGGCGCAAAGACCAGACTCTGACATATTCAAAGTACGTCAAAGACGAGGAATCGGGAGAATCCGTCAAGGAATCACTCGACAAGAAGGTCAATGTCACCGATGAGTTAACAACTCAGCAAATCAAGGATGGTGCTATCACCAACGAAAAGATGGCTGCTGATTCTGTTGGCAACACCAATCTTCAAGATGGTTCTGTCAGCAACGAGAAACTGGAGGATGGAAGTATCACCAATGAGAAGTTGGCAGAGAACTCCATCACCAAAGACAAGTTGAAAGACAACACCATCGGTGTAGAGAAGTTAGACCCAGAGCTTCGTCAGACTATTAATGCAGCTACTGGTCTTCCTGAGAATTTGGTAGAAACCATTCAGAACGTAGATGATACACTGAAAGACCATCAGAGCCAGCTAGATGATAAGCAGTCACAGATTGATGATAAGCAGCAGCAAATCACCGCCAACGATGAGGACATTTCATTATTGCAGACTCGCAGTACTCAGATGGAAGAAACCATCAAGTCTATAGCCGCTACTGGCGGTGCAAGTCAGGCTACAGCAGTTACATATAATAATGAGAAGTCAAAACTAACCGCAGTCAATATCCAAAGTGCAGTAGATGAGGTAGTTGACAAAACAGCTATCAAGAACGAGGATGGAACCTTGATAGAAACTCCATTCCGCTACATTCAGAATGAAGAGTTCATCTTTGCCAAGGTAGATGCAGAAGATAAACTTCTCTTCGGTATTCAATGGGATGGTACTCCAGTATTTGGTAAGACAAGCGCAGTAGAGGACAGATTGCAGGAGCAGGTAAATCTATTGGCAGATAAGATTTCCGCTATCTTGGGGGATGATGATACTACAAGTACCATTGACACTTTGAAGGAATTGAAGAGTTTCTTTGCCAATGTTGAGAACACTGAAACTCTTACAAGCATTCTTGCAAATCTCAACAGTCTCAATACTAAGTTTGGTGAGGATATTAAGAATCTTCAAGACACAAAGGTTGATAAGGAAGAAGGCAAGTCTCTTATTGAGGATGAAGTAAAGGAATGTTTCAGAGTTATTGAGAATGAAGAGTTCTTAAAAGCAATCGTTGACTCTGAGGATAGAGTACTCTATGGTATCTATAGAGATACAGGTAAGCCATATTATCCACTCAATGAAATGTATCATGTTGAGCAGAATGAAGAGTTCTTCGCTCTTTGGCTTGATGATGACAATCATGTACTTCTTGGTATCAGAAGAGATGGACAAATCATTGGTGAAATCCATGCGGTTAATGCCTTGAAGCAAGTTATCTCTCAGCTTCAATCAGACCTTGCATCATTGCAGGAGAAGGTAGGTACAATGGACACCAATCTCAAAGAACTTCTTGACATTTTCTCTTTGCAGGAAAATTCAGAGTATATGGCAGTTGAGACTGATGCAGAAGGCAAAATCCTTTCTTCAACAAATTCTGATGGAAGTCACTATATTTGTAATGCTAAATCAGAAACTATCCCAGAAGAATTTTCTCATATTGAAGACACTGATGGTAGAACTGAGATTACAACAGATGCAGAAGGAAAAATTCTAGGATATAGAGATTCTGAGGGCACACGCCATGAGTATAAAATTGCTGCTTCACATATCGGTTTATCAGATGATGCTATAAATGAAGTAAACGAAGCTTTCAAGTCTGCTGGTATCAAGATGGAAAATCCATCAGATTTCAGTAAGGATAGTTATATAGAATTGCCTATCCCTAGAATAGCAGCACAAGTAAGACTTTTTGCACCTAAGTTACCTACAACAAAGCAGGATGATATAGAAGCAGAGATTGAGTATAATGATAAGGATGGAAACTATTTCCGTAAGCCAGTAATCTTGAATGCACAAGGTTCATCTTCTATGTCATACTATGTAAAGAACATGGCTATTGATATTAATGATGGCTGCAAAATCAAGTTTGGAGATTTCCCGACACAAGATAGCTTTCATTTAAAGAAATACTATATTGATGCTTTCAGAGGTCAGTGCATCGTAGGATATTGGCTTATGGAACAGGTCTATAAATCTCGTCCTATTGGTCAGCAATATCCTTATGAATATTCATATTCAAATGAGAGTGTTACAGATGGTTATGGTGATGTAAAAAAAGATTTCTTCAATGGCGCCAAATGCCATCCTGATGGATTTCCTATTATTATAACTTGGGTTAATACTGATACCCGCAAAGAAACTTGGATGGGAGTTTATACTTGGAATCTAAAAAAATCGAAGGAAGTATATAATTGTAACAAGAAGGAAGCTGAGAACATCATCCTTGATGGTTCTTTAAGCACAAATAGTATATTTTCAGGAAACATTAACTGGAGTGCTTTTGAAATCAGAAATCCCAAATCGCTAATTGATATTGATGGTAATAAATATGATGGTGACAATCCAAAAGAATTATCAGATACAGACCCTACAAGTAAAAAAGTAAAAGATTATCTGGTGGCTCTATCTGGAATTGACAACGAGTTGAAAGCCAACAAGACTAAGGAAACATTTGAGAAACATTTCTTGGTAGCACCTTTTATTGATTACTATCTTGTATCTCAGGTTATTTACAATTTGGATGGATTTGATAAAAACTGGATTTGGGTTGCGTATGATGGTACACATTGGACTCCAACTTTATATGATGTAGACTCAATTTTTGGAATGTTTATGTCAGGTACATTCATTGTAAATGAAAGTGTTTCAAGAGAGGTTGGAGCTGGAAATATTCCTGCTAATTATCTAAAGGAGTTATACAGTTCAGAGATTGTTGAAAGATACAAGGAATTGCGTAATCTGGGAATTTTCTCTACGGAGAATATCTGTAAACTATTAGATAAATGGTGCAGTGCTGTAGGGTATCATAATTTTGAAGAAGAATTTAAGGTCTATGACCAGACTCCATCCTATAGAAATGGAAACTACTCACAAAAATGGAGACCTTATTCTTTCAGAGGAAATCCTAGCACAGCTTCTGATTATGACGCAGAAAAACAGTATTCAAAGAATGATTTTTGTTTTTTGGGCAATTTGAGTTTCATTGCATTAGATTCTGTAATAGGAGAAAGTCCTGTAAGTAATGAGTATGATAAATACCCAGAAGTAGGTGGATTTTATAATTCCAAGCATAGAGTATACGAATGGATTAAAATGAGAATAGATTATTTAGATTCAATTTATAAATAAAAAAAAGAAAAATTATGGAAAAATGTTTAGTAACAAAGTTGCAAGGAATAGTTTCTAATCAAAGTCTGGCTAAGATAGATGATTTCCGAATTAAATTCGGAGAACCTTCTTCTATATCAGCAGATAGTCAATATGTGGGAATATCACCTGCTGGTATTCCATTCAGAGTTGTAAATGGTTATTTAACTGATGAGAATTTGACTGTGAACAAAGGTACATCTGGCAAAACAACTGAGGCAGGCATGTATTTTTCAAAAGGCAGTGAAGTTCTCTTCGAGGGAAAGTCTAAAATAGAGATTATATATGTACACAATTCTGGTGCATTGAATAACTCTGCGAAAGAAATTTCTTTAAAAGACTTTAAGTATTCAAAATTACTTAGAGTTTTAGACTTTAGAAATTGCAAAGTTAATGGCAATTTATCTGATTTGAAAAAATTAATTAGCCTGACAACTATTTTAGGTGATAACACGGAAGTAGAGGGTGATGTATCAGAACTAGCTGATTTGATAAATTTAAATTCATTAAACTTGATGTATTGTGTAAAAATCAAAGGAGACTTATCAACGTTACCTAAAAATGTAAGCAATATAGCTATGTCTGGAAAATCAGTTTCTTTTGAATGGAAAAATAATCGTCCTTCTGAATCATATATTATTTCAATGACTATAACAAATCTTGGTGATGATGTTGATTCAATGCTTATAAATCAAGCAAATTGCAAAGTATCTATTAATAATAATAAAGTAATTTCTGTATATGGAAATCGTACATCTGCATCAGATGCAGCGGTTGCAACCTTGCAGACCAAGGGTTACACAGTGTCAGTTACTCCTGCATAAGGTATCATAAGTATAACATCAAAATAAAGAAAGGAAACAAGATATGAATAAGTTAACAAAGAAGTATAAGGTAGTACATGAGGGAACCAAGATGGTGTTCCCTCTCACAGAAGAAGGTGACAATGCTGAAGTATTCCCATCAGTGAATGCCACCGCAGTAGAGTTTGACACATACTCAGAAGCCAAGGCTTACGTAGATGAGCATAACTTGGTGTATGAGGAGCCGAAGTATGGGGAGTAAGCCATATATAAACAAAGAAAAGGGTGAGTCAAAAAATTCACCCTTTTCTTATGCTATATCATCAGGAGTCATTTCATCAATTCTGTCTCTCAACATTTTAATAATATCAAGTTGTTTATCAAAAGCATCTTGCAATGCCTTAATAATACCTTCCTTCTCTCTTAATTGAAGTTCTAACTCGGCAATACGTTCCTTGTCCGTCATAATGGACTTTTTCATAAGCGTATAGTTTAATAAATGAAAAATATGTCAACAAAGGTATTAAAAATATCAATAGGTTGAATCTAGGAATCCTATTTTTTACGAAATATTAAACATTGAACCTCGAAACATCAAAGAACTTCTCGCACAAACTACCCATCATATAACATGGTTCCTCGCTCAGCATATCTATTCCATCCTGCTCACAGATATGCGCTACCACATGAAGAAGCTCATGACCTATTGTATTGATGATGCTGCCATCTGATTCACATTTACCGATAGCAAGCACACTCCTTCTTTCTGATAGGTTGGAATAGGTAAGCCCCCTATCTACACTCTCCTTTGTTAGATGTTCGTAGGCTTCCGATAATGGATTTCCATTGCAGCCAATATCCGAAAGAGCATGGCATATCTCATCGGCATCAGGTGGCTGATAACCTATGAAACATACTATGCTCCAATCGTACTTTGGGAGTTCAATTACTCTTCTTATCATAACACATCTTCCCAAGGGATAGGTACTCCATTGTGGCAGCAGTCGGCATAGAATCGGTTAAAGATAAAGCCATCCTTCTGGTCGGCATCATCCACCATATCCTTGATAAACTGGGCTAACTGCTCCTCATCCTTGATGGAAGACTTGTAGAAGTCTGCCCTCGCCATATTCGCCACATATACATGGTCGTAGCCTATCTTATTCTTCACCTCAATTCCCTGACCAAGCAGAAGTGCATCCACCTTCTCCTTATCCCAAAACGAGACACCTACATCACGCTTGGTAGAAGGGTCATACTTATACATCTGCTTAACCGCCCATTCGCACATTTTTTTACTGAAATGATAGCCATTGTATCTGAGATAAGAAACCATTCCCTCAGGTTTGAGGTCATACATATCCAATGGCATTCTGCATTTTCCCATATTGCTGAATATTAAAGGGAGTCTGGTCACGACATAAATGTCACTACCAAAACTCCCAAGTTAAACACTAGCGACCGCCACCATTGTAGCCGCCACCACCTCTTTCACCATAGCGGTTCGGGTAGTTCCAATCATCGTTCACGTTGTTGAATCTACGTCTGTTCTCACGCTCTTCACGTTCCTCACGCTCTCTTCTCCAATCGTCACGATAATCAGGCATACGCTCACCCATACGCTCCTGCTTCATCTTTTTCAGACAAGACATAGCCTTGCTGCCAAAACCAAGCATAGACTCGATGTTGTCATACAAATCATCGAACTTATCTTCTGTAATCTCAATCATTACCATAATTCTAAGATTTTTAAAGTGAATAGATAGGTAGGAGATTACTTGCTCATGGTCTGCTGGAGCCATCCCATCATCTTGTCAATCTTGCCCTCAATACCAGAAACCTTACCTTCCAGTTTATTGATTTTCTCGGTCTGTTCCTTCTCCTTGGCTATCTGGGGGTTGAGTTGCTGTAGCATTCCTTCACAAGATTCTACTACCCTCTTGTTGTAATCTACGCTCTCCAGTATCGCCTTGGATTGTCTCAGCATGGCATCCACCTCTGCACTCATGGCATCCTTATTGTCGCTCACAACAAGATTCTTGTCGTTAGCTATCTGTCCGTTTGCTGGCAGTTGCTTGAAATCCACTTCCTCATCACCCAGCTTCACCTTCACGTCCACTACGGTCTCCATAGGCTGAGGAGTAAAGCCGTTGTTAAAGGTAGGGTATTTCGTCTGAGGATTGCTTACTGAAACCACCTGACCGATTCGCAAGTTCGGGTTCTCGCCCTTGTCTAGGACATAGAATAAAGAATTAGTTCTTAAACCTTGAAACATAATATAATCTCCTATTATCTATTCTTGTTAAACAATACCCGACATCATCTGTAGGGTGTTAGTATCTCTCTCGTACCAAAACTGATAAACACCAGTTCCCTGCACGTCTGCAACCGTCAATGGTGCGCCATTATACTTGGTCACAGCCTGTGTCGCTCCGTTGGTCTCGAAAAGGATAGGCAGCGTACCAGTCGTTCCAGTCGGAATAGCCTGCATCAGGTTCACGAAAATCGTTCCTCTGTAGCTGGCATTCAGGAAGGCGTGGTTTTTGAACGAGAAAACAACATTGTTGGTGTTCACAACCACGCCCGTAGAAGCGATAGCTGCCGAACCATTACGATTCACCCTTGTATATGGTCTTAACCAAAACATAGCAGCCTCCTTTCCTTTTAACCCCAGAATCCTGCATTGTTTGCAGCATTCAAACCATACAAGCCAGCCTGATAAGCAACGCAGTTAGGAACCGCAGTAAATGGGCTGTAAGGAGTGGTCACGGTCTCAGGCAACTTACACTTGATACCAGCCACCTCGTTCTGCAAGCCAGCCAATACCTGATTGATAGGAGCCACAGCCTGACCAACAATCTGAGAGGTCATAGCAGAAGACTTGAAGGTGCTGTTCTCTTCACGAAGAGCATCAATCTTGTTCTGTAACTCCCTCATTTCAGCTTGCTTTTGTCCGTCAACGATAGTCTGAGTACTTTCCTTGATAGCGTTGTGCAAGTCACAAGTCTGTCTCTGAGTCTCGTAAGCTACGTTGGCGAAACCACGCTCCTGACCAGTAGCTACATTGTTGATGGCATTCTGCAAGGTTCCAGTCTGCTGGCAGATAGCCAATCGGTTCTCGCAGCAGCAGTTTGCAATCTGCTGAGCAATCTGCATATTACCCTGCTGCAAAGCATTGATGGTCTGCATACCGCTCATACCAACCTGATTACCTACACTCTGAACATGAGAGGTCAAGGCAGAAATGGCACTCTGAATCTGACCTTCGGTGCAGTTCAACTGGGTGGCAAGGTTACTGAGCGCATTGCGATTTCCACCGATGGCATCCATCAGGAGACCACGACCATAGTCATTGTTAATCTCGTTGGCGAGACCACCACGACCATTATTGCCGAAACCTCCCCAGCCGTTACCTCCCCAACCCATGAGGAAGAAAAGGAAGATTACCCACATGAACCATCCACCTTCGCCACCGAAACCATTGTTACCCTTCATGGCAAGGAGGACATTTGGGTCAACACCCTGCTTCTGGAGCAGAGGCGCAAGAAGACCGAGCATCCCATTGTTAGATGTTGAGCCTTCGTTTCCGAATACATACGTTTTACTTTCCATATTATCCTGAAATCTTTTTTGTTAAACACTAAATTATGATTCTCACTTTGTAACGTTACGAGCACAAAGATACGAATAATATGGATAGAGATTGATAAACTCGTAAAAGATTATATAAGTGTATGAATAGCAAAGATTTATGGTTACGGAAAAGGTCGTAAATATACAGGAGGGGCGATTGTGTCTCTCCTATATATATAATGTGTAGCGATTGCTAAAGGTGGATGCCGTACTTTCGTGATAGCTTGCGGAAGAATGCCTTCTTATTGGCAAAGTATCGGATAAGCGACTTATTCCACTTCTTCTCATGCCCGAACTGGTCGTGGATGCCTTCAGGTATTTTGCCATCGTGAACATACTTTTCAAAGGATGAGATAGACTTTCCCATTTCGTGAGCACACCAGCCCTTGTTGGCTTGCGTATCATTCATCATGGCAGTAAGAAGTGCCACCAGTTCCATATCTCCTTCCGACAGACCGCAAGGGATTGGCTTGCCTTCCGCTTGGGCTACTGCTGATTCATGTGCCTTATCTGCGAGAGCACGAAGTCCAGCTTCGATGATGCTGTAATTTACTAATTGCGACATAAGCATATAGAATTAAAATGAGTGTAATCAGGAACATATCACAATAGTACATCTGATTCGTGACAACGATGGAACCATACATGACGTGAATCACATTGACTCCTGCAATATAGAGAATCGGGATTCGCCACTCTACACACAATCGGTGCAACACCTGACCCTTCCAAAGAGAAATCGGGTATAGGATATAAGTGATGAAGTAGAAGAACCAGATAGGTTCCTCATTCTCTTCGTACCATAGTGTTATCTCCATTTTGTTGTCATAGAACTGCGATAAACCATACCATCGCATAAGCATGACCAAGATAGGCGCATACTTGAAATAGAGTAAGTCAGTCTTAATCTTGCTGCGTTCAGGGAGAAGTTTCGTTATCTCTCCTATTAACTTTTTGACTCGTTGGTCTTTGTCTTCATCTTGTTTCATAAGCCTCCTTTTTTAAGTTTATAATGATTGGATAATCTTTTTCTGATGTAATCACCTGAGTTTCAGATGTTCTTAGATGCTGCAAATATAAAAAGAAATAATGGAAACATAACAATTTAGGATATTTTTAATCGTTAAACTTTATAAATACTTACAGATTGATAGATTTATACAAGAAATAGATGTAAAAAGTTTCAGATTGAAAGCAATTATCCCCCGAAAGCATAGCACTTTCAGGGGATAGTCATATATGTATTACTTCTCAGCCTTCGCCTTCTGGTTAGCCACAACTACCTTGTTAGCCTTTTCCAGCACGGCAAGAATCTTCTTTCTCAGTTCACGAATCTGCTTCATGTCCTCAGCGTTGTAGGCATCCTTGCCATCATCCAAGAAACCTTTCTTCAACTCGTAAATCTCCTGCTTATCAAGGGAAATCTCGTCAATGGCATCAATAGCAGCCTTGTTGGTGTTGTAGTAGCCATCGCTCTGACTAGGAGCCGTATCAACCAAGAGGTCGTAGGCAGACTTGAATCCGTTCAGTTTGGTGTAGAGTTGTTTCAGCTTCAAGTCCTCGAAATCATCCTTCGGAGTAGCATGAGCCTTGTATATATCCTCGGCATTCAACTTATGAGGTCTATACTCCTCACCACTCTCCTCAGCACGTTCCTTCTTCTTGTCTTCCTCATGCTTCTTCACCTTCACATCATCCTGCTTGTACTGCTTATACTCCTCAGAGCCGTAGAACCGTTCAAGCAAAGAGTAATCGCCATCCACCTTAGCTTGTTTCTTTAACTTGCTCAGGGTATTGGCTGCACGGTCGTGGTTCTCCTTCATATCCCAGAACTCATCACCTTGTTTTTTTGTAACTGGTCTATCATCAGGGTTGCTGACGAACTTGCTGAATAATGGAATATCAGCCACCTTGATTTCCTTCGGGTCGTTGAGTGACTTTGTAAGAACACCGAGCACCTGACTGCCCATGGTGTAAGCACCACCGAGGTAAGAAGACAACACATGGTCAACCACAGCAGGGTTGTTCAGATTGTATCTTGGGTCACCGAAAGCATCAATGCTATTCTGCTGTACATCAGGATAGTCGTTTCCGATTGAGTTAACCATCCTTGATGCACGTACCAACCAATCAGGAGTACCCACGTATGCCTTGGTAAAGTTAGGGTCATACTTGTTGTACTCTGTGTCCTTGAATAATGGCTTGCCAGTGAAGTCAACATTGAAAGCCAACTCAAAGACTGGACGAATAGCATTCGGCATCAGACTGACAGCAATATTTCCGTCATAGCCAGTAGGGTCGAATGGAAGCATATCCACTACCTGACCGAGCAAGTCTTCTGCATACTGGCTCCAATTTTCCTCAGCCAACTCGCCACCCATCATCTTTGATGCAATCATATCACCTACTCCATAGAAAGCACGGAACTCCTGAGCAAGCGGAATCTTCACAAACTCATGAGTAAACGGAACCCACATGATAAGGTTGTTTCTTCTATCCCACTTTGTGAACTGCCAGTACTTATCCTTATCATCATCGCCGCCCAACAGACTCATCAGGGCAGCGTTGACGATAGGAACCAGCACGCCACTCGCCAACCATGATGCAGTAACAGCCGTAAACTTGAAAGGATGATGCTTGGCAAGCGCACCAAGAGTCTGCAAACTCTGTACTGCTGGGTTGATGAAGAGATAAAGATTTCTTATCATCTGCCAGCCGTATTCGCCAGTACCCTTGCGGTTGAAGTTCAGAGTCACGTCCTTGGCATCATTCACAGCCTCATCAATGGAACGGCCATACTGAATAGAGGTCATATAAACTGCAAATCGGTTGCTATCCTCAATCATTCTGTTCAGGAACTCTATGCCATCCATGATGGTGTGGCCAACCTTCACTGGGTTCGTCTTCCATCTATCCAAATCCTTCAAGTCATTCTTGAATTTCTTCTTCAAGTCTTCCACATCAAGTGAAGATACAAAGCCAGTCTCACCACCATTCATCATGAAGTCATAGAACATCTGTTCCTTGGCCGTAGCATTTCCGTTACTTACCTTCTCTCTCAACTTTCCGTTCTGATAGTCTCTCAGCATAAAACCGAGATTCCAAGATGTGGCCATATTCTTTCTAAGCAAATAGTTGTAACGGCCATCTTCACGTATGGCCGTAGATGCCAGCGTCATGGTCAGGTCTCGGAAGTAGTTGGAAGGGATGAAGAGAGGCGAAAGACTGGTGTAGGCAGCGGCCATCTTTCTACCCAACCAAGCAGCAGCCCTATCCAGTTTGCCGCTCTGAATCTCTCTTACTCGGTGTGCTCTGGTATTGTTCATCGCCTGAGCCAACTGAGGGTCACCATTCACGTAGATAACATATTCCTCGCCATCCTTCATCACTCTTACCTCATGTTCTCTCTCCTCGCTATGAGTCTGAGGATAGGCAATGTTCAATCCGTCTCTCTTCTGAGTAGCATCACCAGTTGCGGCCATCTGTTCCATCTTCTTCTCGAAAGCGTCAATTGTGGCCTTTACCTGATTGCTATTCATCTGAGAAGTAATCTGAGGTGTAGCAGGAATCCACTCCTCGTTGCCGTTGGCATCCGTACTCTTCACGTACCAAGCCTTGCTCAGGGTCAGCAGTGAAGTTGGATGATTCTGAGCCAAGAGCATCAGGTGTTGTTTCACCCAGTTCTTGTTGTTCAGCAGGATTCCACTCTCGGCCATGTTCTCAATGTAGGCGATAGGGTCATCAGCGATAGAGGTACGGCCGTGTGCCGTCTTCAAGGTCTGGTTGAAAGCACCTTTGCCGCCACCTACATAGTCCCATACTTGGTCGGCCGTAGTTCCATCCCAGCCACGGAGAGGAATATAATGGCCATACATATCCCGAACATACTGATAAGTATCTTTGCTCATCATTCCAGCCTTATATCCATCACGGAGAATCTTCTTGGTGGCCGCATTCGTAGCATCCCAAAGGTCGTGAGTCTCGGTAACGTACTTATCCTCAATATCTCTTACCAACTTATGGCCAGCTTCCTCAAAGTCTGGGCCACCGAAGAGAGCAGATAGACCAGAATAATCGAATACGATGCCATTTTCGTCGTAACGATAGGCCATATAGGATGGAGAATACTTTGTTCTGAGCAAATTATCTCTATTTCTCCAAGTTTTAAAATCAATACGGCCATACTCCAAATCGCTATCATTGATAATTCGGTTCATATCTCCCTTATAAGCCCTATATGCCGCACTTCTTTTGGCCACATCGTCAAAATCTGCATCCAAAGATTTCTTGAAGGCCATCTGAGCATCACGTTCCAAGCCATGTTTGGCCATCATGTAGATACGGACATTATCATAGCTATCACCCAGTACCTTCTTCATCTGGTGATAAGCCTTTCTCAATGGCTGCAAGAACTCATTGTTGTACTCCTCAAACTCGTTCTTTCCCTTGCCATGACTTCTGTTCTCGGCAGTATAGGCATCCTCAGCCATGTTAAGGCGGTCAACACCCACTTCATTCATGATAGCTTCCTGAGCCTTGCGGATAGCCAGCATACTATCTTGGAAGGCGATACGTTTGAGCACAGAACCACGCTGCAACTCTCGGTTGAACTCTCCAAGGGCAGTATCATCACTCAGAAGATGCTGCTCGTAGGTTGGAGCAGTCTTCCACAGAGCCATCTGCTTTCGGTATTCGTCCACTCTCCTCAGGAAGTCAACGGCACTCTCGCCAGCGTTGCGTTGTGGGATAGTTGGTCGCTGGGCATCCTTTGGCAGATTGTTATCCTTCTTCCACTGGTTCAGGTCATGCTCAAACTGGTCATAGCGCAAGGAGAATCTGGTATTACCCACGATATTGGCATTGTTCTCATCGAATATCACGTAGTTGTAATCATCTTTCTTTGCACCTCCAAAGATGGTTCCAGCAGGGTATTTAATACCAACAAAGCCAGCATCACTTAACAACTTACTAGCTGCTTCTTTAGAACCAAGCATAGAGGAAAGTTCATCGTATAGGTCTTGACCTCTTACCTTACCATCAACACGACTTGGATAAATGGCCTCAATAGGTTCCTTGCCAATTCTAACCAACTCCTTATTTACCTTGTTCAAATGAGATTTTTTCAATTTATTCTCCCAGTCAAGATAATCTCCATTATCATCAGGAATATCCACATCGTAAAGATAAGCAATATCATCAGGAACAGCTATTTCCTCATTCTTCTTTGCAAGAATATCGCTAAGTTCCTTCAAATTATCATCATCAGGGAACATTTCTAGAGCAGAAGAAAGGTCTTTTCTCATAGCATCCAATCCCTTATCTACATCTTTATATTTATAGATATAGTGTCTTACCATATCTTTGTTGCTGTCAGACAAATCTGTCACAAATTCAAAGCCGCCATTATTTTTTCTCATTTTGGCACGTCTTGTGTAGTCCTCAGCAATATCCTTAGAGTTGGTAACATAACCACCCCAGCCAAATGCTTGTGAACCTTCGCCTTCACCCATGTGGCTAAAATCGAACTTGTCGAAGCTAGCACCAGTACCATGATAGGTACGGATGCTAAACTTAGGGTCAGAGCCAGTAAGCAGAGGAGCAATAACATGCTCGGTCAAATGGGTAGGTATTCCGTTGCCGATGATGGTATGGCTCAGATTCTCGGAGAATGGCATCTTGTAATCATCGCTCACTCCTGATACTCTTGCGAGCACTCTACCCATGGCACGATATACCTTGCCGTCAGGCATCACAATCACATCACCACTCTTGGTTCTGAGTGTTGGCAGTAGTTCATCAGCAAAAGCATGAGGAATCTTGCCGTCAGCGTAGGCACTACCCATCACATACAATGGCTTATCAATGTTTCTCCAGTCAATACCATCAGCCTTCAAGCGAATATCCATCCAAGGAGCCACGCCATTCTTCTTCTCGGTCAGGGTCGGGATAATATCAGCCACAGCTTCATACCATCCGCTCTTATGTTCCATCTTCTTTGGTTTAGCAGGGAGTTTACCATCACGAACCGCACGGACAATCAATCTCTCTCGGTTGGTATATCCACCAAAGTCAGCAGCGTTATAGACATCTGCATCCCAAGTATATCCGTTGGCATCAAGCGCATCCGTGATAGTCTTCATGGCATCCGAATCCTTATATCCCTTCACATTCTCAATAGTCACCACCTTTGGCTTAACCGCATTGATAAACTCCGCTGTACTAGCAGCAGTCTCCTTGTCAAGTTCTACCTCAGCATGGTTATTCTTCGCCTGAGAGTAGTTCTTGCAGACTGGGCTAGCATGGAAATACTCCACCTCTCCATCAATCTGCTTTACCAATTCTTTAGGGTCAACGTCACGTACATCAGCAGTAACGATGTGCTGCCCGAAGTTGTTGCGATATACTCCGCTTATCTTCTCGTCATACTCCACGGCTACCACTGGGTCGATGATACCCTTCAAGCCTTCTTCAACAAGACCGCCACCGCTAAAGTAGGTTCCAGCCTTAATGAGAGTGCTATCAAGGTTCTTCAAGGAGAACTTAGGGTCACGCTCAATAGCTTCTGCAATATGTATAGCCTTTTTGTTGGCTTGTTTCCATCCCTCTGGTTTCGCCATCATAGATTTCAGAGAGAAACGGATGTCATTATTGTCGGCAGAGAAATCGCCATTGTTATTCTCGGCAGACTTGATTTGGTTAGATTTGAACACAACGTAATCATCCGTTGTATCTTGCATCGAACCGTAATCAACACCATCTTTGATGTTTTTGAAGATAACTCCATCATATCCATTCTCCTCTGCCCAGTTAGCCCAATCGTATGTGTCCATCGTTTTCCCATCATGTTTAATAGAATTGTATAAGCTTCCCTTACAATCTATAACAAGTGGATTCTTTGCACTCAGATATACAGCATAGTTATTATAACCATACTCATAGGCATTATCCTCACTACTATTAAAGAACAGACCACTATTAGGAAGTCCATCTACCTCTCTTTTGAACACCGTAAACGGCTCATGAGACGTATCATACATTTTAGTCTTTTCATTCCATACGCTTGTAGTTTCATCATTTGTTGTTCCATGATAAGCTACAAGAGGTTCACCATTCTCATCTACCACCTTGGAAGCATTCTCAGGGTCATTCTCCCAGTCTCCGAACCAGTTCTTGAAGTTGGTAGTACGGACGGTTGCCCATTGTTCTGCATCCAGTTTGGTTTTCTCACCATTAGGAGCTATCATGTATGTTCCGTTTGCCTTGGCATCAGCCACAATCTTCTCCTTCTCATCTTTCAGCGAGAAGCGGATATTGTCGCTACTATTTATAGCTTCATTGAAGGCACGACTGCGGTCACCTTCCTTATTCGGGTCGTAGTCATACATTGGTAAGCCAGCATTCTCTATACCCTTGCGCACATCTTCGCCCAAGTTATCAGGAACCACAGCAGCAGCAAACTCATTAAGGCGTAGAGGTCTGTTGTACTTAGTCTCAAAGTACGCACTCTTCAACTCTGTCTGTACTGCATTCTTCAAGGCATCCAGTTTCTTCATAAAGGTAGGAGTAAGGGTAATGCCATATTCTTTCTTGGCATACTTCTTAGGGTCAGACTGCAATACAATATCGTGAAGTCTCTGCTCGCCATAAAACACATCATTATACAAGAACTTGGCAAGGTCATAATAAACCCCATTCCATTTCTCGTAAAACTCTTCCTTATCCTTATTAGAAGACAACTTATCCTTGTTGGCACGCATTTCGTCTGTAGAATCAACACGACTAGCCAACTTTGCGATAAAGCTACCAAACGAGGTATATTCACTTCCATTGGTCTGCCCATCTGCTTCTTCCCTCATAGCCTTTGAAACATTTTCAAGAGTCTCAGGCACATACTTTCGGGAACCATCCTTAGTATAGCCACGGAAGATACGGTTCTTCATTCCGAACTCATCCAGTTTGTTCTCCTGCCATCTGATGTAATCATCATAAAGACCATTCTTGTTGACGTAATTACTAGCCTTCACCTTAGACAGATAGAAGTCATACTTCTTGGTATCGTTGTGCTCCTTCACAATATCCCCAACAACCTTCTTCACATCTTTTTTTCTTGGACTGCCGTCCTTGTTAAGCAAGGTTGGCGCATAGTCACGCTCAAAGATTTCCTTAGTCTGTTTTCTTACTTGTGGTTTGATAGGGCTAGCCTTAACGCCAGTCTCCTTATACATCTTTCTTCTTACCTCCAAAGAAACCTTTTTCCAAGTAGGATGGATGATGGCATGCTTAGCCAGACTTGTAACCTTTTTATTCAGTTCAGGGTCAGTCTTCATACTATTCAGAATATCCTCAGCAGTAGGATGGTCACTGATAATCTCTTTCCAGCGATAATCAATTCTAGAATCATACTCCTTAATATCAATACCCTTTTCCTTCAAGTACATCAATTCCCAAGCAGGAGCATTATTGTTGCTCAGCGCATCCTCTGCCTGTCTCTTAATCTCAGCCTTAGCTTCACTTGGGTATTCAAGGCTATCAACCCAGTCTTTAAACTTCTGTCTTCCCTTTTCACTCATTTCACGCTCAATAGAAGGATAACGCTGAGTGTAGGCATCAGTTATCCAAGTGCCACCAGTATTGCCAGTACGCTTATCCAAAAGAGCAGAAGGAGCGATGAAGGAAATCTCTCCAAAGTTGTCGTGACCACTCTTGCTTGTGTCAATAACGGCAAGGCTAGGATTGGCAAAACCACCCAGTTTCAAAGCCTTTCTCAGCTTCTCCTCGGTAATGTTATGCACTCCTGCAAGAGTTTTTTCATCCTTCAAAGAGAAGCGAGGTTCTGCTACTGCCTTAATCTGTCTATCCAAGTCTTTGTACTTATTAAACAGACTATCCAACTCATCCTGATACTTTACGAAAGATTTGTCTCTCAAATCATTCCAAATATCTTCAGGAATATCGTTTTCAGAAGACAAACCATGCTTATCCATATACTCCTTCATCAGTTGCTTGTTGTATTCAATACGCTGTTCGCTCTTCGAGTTGTATGAATCCTCTACTTCCTTTAGTTCCTTTCTCAATCCAGCAGTCTTCTCTCTGTTAGCCTCACGTTGCTTGAAAGCCTTATATCTATCCTTATAAGTAACAGACGATGGTTCATCTTGCTTGTATTCGTGATACTCAGCACCACTTTCGTTGTCGGCATTTTTGTTTGCTTCAACATCTGGAGCATTGAACTCGCTAGGTACATCACCCTTCACCTCATTCACTTGGTCAGCAAAAGGTTGGTCAAGGTCAAAGAGTTTATAATTACCCCAAGCATCCTTATACACATCATCCAATTCATTATGAACCGCCTTGTTATAGAATCGTCTCCATCTGTCAGCCAACACTTTCTTTTCGTAATATTCAGGAGACTTTGAAGGATTGCTCATATCCACCAGAGCATACTGAGCATACTTGTTAGGACGGAGTTTAGAAGCATATTCATAAGCATCCTCAGCCGCTTTTCTCTGTTCCTCATTCTTGATTGAGAACTTCAAAGAAGGATGGTTCAAGAACTCCTCGAAAGTTTTTGGCTCCTCAACATCAACTTTTTCTTCATTTTCCTTGGCAGTTTCAGAAGAATTGTCTATCTTTGCAGCAGATAAGGCTGCACCCAAGTCAGTACGACTAAACGTAGGACTGCCTTGCATAGGAACAGATTGAGTACTAACCTCGCTGTTACCACCAGCCTTTTCTATTTTATCCCAGCCTGATAAAAGCCAAGATTCTTTATTTCCGTTTCTGGTAAGTGCAACAACACACTCAAACTTTCCATTTGACAACACTGCCGTTTTATTTCCAGCTACATATCGGTCTATTTTACCATTACACATAACATCAAGAATCTGTCTTATAACTTCTTCTCCATGCTTTGCACCAATATGAGCAAGACCATACCCTCCTTTATATTCTTTATTCGGATTTCCTGTCTTTCCCCAATAGAAACCAACATTCTTGTCACCACCATACTGCTCCAAATCTTCACGAACTACAGCATTAGGTACATAGTCTGCTCCTTCCGCTATCTTTATCATAGCAGAAACGGCTGATTCCATATTCACATCAGGCTTAGTCTTCAACGAGAACTTGGTATGACTGGTAATCTGAGCATTGTTCTCGTCAAAGATAACATAGTTCATCTTGCCTTCCTTGTTGCCGCCAGTATTACGCTGAGCGATAACCTTCACACCGACAAAGCCAGCCTTTGAGAGAAATTCGCTTGCAGCCTTGTCGCTACCTAGGGCATTCGTCAAATCTCTATAAAGTTCCTTGCCAGTAGTCAAAGATGGTTCAAGCCAAACTTCATGTTCGTTACCATCAATCTTGTAAGTATCATACTGCCCAACCTTCTTGTATTTCCAGCCATCAGCCTTGAAAACCTTTGGCAGACGCATAATCTTGGCAGCACCTAAAGGCTCATCCCAGCCGATGTAGTTGCGACCAGTATCATCAGGAATATCAACAGAGTAGAGGTTGCGTGGTTTCTCCATGGAATCCAACTTCTTCTGCAAAGCGTCAACCTTAGTTTTTACATCTTTGATGTCACTTTCCTTAGTTTTTATACTCTGCTTATATCTTTTAACCTGTTCGCTATAATACTCAACATCAGATTCATACATATCAACACCTAAACCAGTGCCACTTTCCTTTGCCTTTGAAAGTTCTTCCTTAGCCTCATCAAGTCTTGATTGGTACAAATCTACATAGGATTTTGCATCTTTCAACTCATCCTCCAATAAATCAAGACCAGACTTTGTATCTATCAAATCCTGTGCGACAGTATCATAGTCCTCATTAATCTTGAAGTCAGAAGGATTCAAATCTTTCAAAACTTTCAACTCATCTTGAACTTGTTTGGCTTTCATCTTCGCAAATGGGGTGTCGCCAACGGATGCAAGTTTCTTCTCATCAGCATCTATCATCTTTGATATAGCCTCTTTTGCGGAAATATTAAACTTATCCATATCAAGGGCAACTTGATAGATAATTGATGGAGTTTTATACGTCATAGGCTTACCTTGATACATCAGTCTTGAAGGCGCATTCTTTTTTGCATTTGCCTTAGCATAAGCCTTGGCGATACCTTCCACTTCGCTCACATAAGTACCCCAGCCGTAAGCCTGAGCACCTTCACCGCTACCCATAAAGGAGTGGTCGAAGTGGTCAAATGATGCTTGTGAGCCATGATAGGTCTTGATAGAGAACTTAGGAGCATCAGCTATCTCCTGATTGATGCTGTTCACAACATCATCAGTAACAATATCGCCCTCCTGAATCTGCTGAGGTTCACGACCAGCCTTGCTTACTAAGTCTGCTTGCTCTGCTCTGGTCAAGATACGGTTCACCTTCATCGCACCAGTAATCACCCAAGGGTCAGTCTCAGGGTTCGGGTTGGTACGATACATATAATAGCCATCAGTAGGCAGATGTTTCAATCCAGCCAATGAATGCTGATACTTGCCCGATGGATTGATACCCTCTTGGCGAGCTTCCTCCTGATAATCTACATCAGCAGCATACTCCACCTCAGCGAACACGAAGTTCTTAGGGAAGAGAGTCTTGTTGCCATCAGCATCCTTGCGGTTGAACTGAATAGCGTAAGGAACTACACCAAGATGCCAGCCTGGTCTATAGGCTAGCTTACCGCTACCGCCTTGTGTTCCCTTGCCGCCCTGCTTAACCTGAGGTCTGCCAGTCTTGCTTTCTCCAGCGATAGGAGCCGCATCAGCATCGAGCCACACACCAACTGGAGTGGCAGCACCATCAGGGTTCGCTACCATTGGTGGATAGAGTTTGCCATCCTTCAATACGAACACCTTGTAGCCGATACCCTTCTTCTTCGGTTCAGGCTTTTGACGGAGAGAGTAGGACACATCTTCGCCAGTCTCGGTATTCGTCACCTCACCATTGGCAGTCTTCACGTAGGCTTGTTCGATAGAGCGGATGATGTTCTTGGTCACATCGCTATACTCAGTGCCATAGAATGCTAACTTAATCTTCTGCAATATCTCATAGATAGCAGCGAGCAGAGGATGAGACATCTTCATAGCGAGAGTATGAGCAAGATTCAGGTCACGAATCATTTCGCCTACGGCATCAGCAACAACCTCCTCAGCGTAGTAGTCTCTAGCACGACCAGAGAATCCTGCATCGGAATATCTCTTCATGGTCTCATCTACAGCCTTGTCGAAGGCATCAGTACCATAAGTATCGAGCACAAGCTGAGTCAACTCATTGTATGCAGCAGGGTTCAGATTCTTGATTTTGTGAGTCATTTCGTGACCGAAGATAAACTGAGCACCTTCCGTGATAGAAGAGTCAAGAGTAATGAAGATGGTACGATGCACGTTGCCATCGGCATCCGTGGTCTCCTGAATCCAGCCATTACCAAGTTTATCTGAGTACTGCCATTGAATGGTAGCACCCATCATCTTAGCCAGTCTCTCGAAAGCCTTGCGAGTCTTCTGCCCTACGATATTATCCACGACCTTCAAATCATCCACCTTATTCTTCTCAACATCAGCAGCACGCTCGGCAGCAGTCTGCTGTGTGCCATTCTCCTTAGCAGAGAAAGGAAGGTCAGATTCATCACGCTGTGCGCCTAAAGGATTCTCATCAGTAGCATCCTCAGGAACATTTATATTATCATTTATATTGTCATTTGTCTTCTCATTATCCGATTCATTAGACAAATCATTAGATTCATTATCCAACTCCTCCTCTGACTTCGCCTCTGACTCAGCCTTTTCATCCGACTTCGCCTTCAACTCAGCCTCCTGCTCAGCCTTTTGCTGCTCAGCATAATCTGCATTCTCCTGAGCACGTTTCTGCTCTTCAAGTATGTTCTCAGCCTGAGCAATGCGAATATTTTCAACAAAGTTTCTAGCTTCCGATGCTTTAAAACCGCTAGTGATTACGCTGAGCATGGCATTACGTATATCCTGAGTATCGAGCGAATCAAGGTTAGATGGACGATTCTCCCACAGACTATGCACAAGGTTATCAATGGTAGTTCCCTTGCCATCAGCAGCGAGCAACTGAGTCTTGGCAAAGTCTTCTCTGCTCAATCCTGTCTCCTGCTTAACACCCTTGCTTGTCTCTGTACCCTCATAGTTGAGAGAGTGAGCACCGAGGTTACTAGCCACATACTCCTCAGCAGTAAGCGGAATAGTATCTGTCACATCAATACCAGTGCCATCATACAGACGATGCAGAAGAGTGCCAACCGTCTCCTTATAGAGTTGAGCCACCGCCTCAGCATCATCCTTCACCGCACTCTTCAAGCGAGCAAACTTTCTTCTTGCCTTGTCAATGAGATTCTTTCTGCCCTCAGCAGTATTCTCTTCCTTAGCAATTCTTCTTTCCTTCAACGCATCACGGATAGAGATTGCAGAGTCATATACGGCTTGTGCATTGGCAATGGCAGTTTCCTTCTCCTTCTTGCTTGCAACCAACTCAGAAGGCTTAGTGCCAGTCACCTTCTTATTATGTGATTGCTCTAATACTTTCTTAGCCTTCTTGATTTCTCCATCCAGATAATCATCGGCATCCTCACCGAGGTTTGTATCATACCATTCAGCAGCATGAGCAGCATCAGTCTGACTAAGGTCAACCTCTCCATTCACATCAACTGGGATAGGAGTACCATCCTCAAATGTTAAACTTTCATTATTTTCATTGCCGTTTGCAGAATTATTAATATCTTTGCCATCGGAATCGTTGAGCGCAGCAGTAGACTCTGACTCAGTAACACCATGAGAGGTTGACGTGGGATTGGTGACGATTCCTTTTTCTTCTTGACTTCTATTAAAGTCAACAGCAGTCACAATCCAATTCTTTTTCTCGCCATCGAAACTCTTTCTGATACCTACACCTACACCATCAAGCATTAATGTATAGCGATTCTGATTATCTTGGAAGATACGACCGCTATTAATAACATTCTCAATCATAGCAATGGCATCATCAGGAGTCTCAAAGTCTTTTCCTTCACCTACATGCTTGCCAAGGATATGAGCCAAGCCCATCTTTTCGTTACCCCACACAAGGTCAATGTCTCCAACATCATCACGATGGAAGACACCAAGTAAATCTCCACTCTTATGGTGCATCAGGAAGTTGAAAGCCTCCTTAACTTTGCCCTTAAACTGATTATAGATGTTGCCAAACGCACCAGTTCCTATTGGTTCAGCATCCTCTATTGTCGGAGCTTCCACCTCTATCTCACCTCTATTCTCTCCACTATTATCCTCTATCATTGAGGATTCAGGCATAGCTTGTTTGTATTCGTCAAGCGACATAGAAGAGATTGTAGCCACATCTTCTTTGTTCACAGCATGAGGAACGATTGTTCCATCACTCTTCAACTCCACTACCTTAGCCTTGGCACCAGCATCACGGATAAGGAATAACTTAGAGTCAGGATATTTGGTGTTACCATCCTTGTCGAGCACATCAACGAGCACTACGTTTCCATTATCATTAAGTATCTGATTGAAGTCAAATGAAGGTTGAGTCTGCTCAGTCTCCTGAGTCTGCTGGGCAGCACGTTCCTTCTCCATCTGTTCACGCTGAGCCTTGGCAGTTTCAAGTCTCTTCTGGTCTTCCAAGTCTTTCATCTGCTGCAAGTCTGCAAGCTGATAAGGATTTTCTACCACATTACCATCTATAGAGATAGCAGCAGTACCATCACCATAGTCAGCCAACACCTCATAGGTATGTTCAGTACCATCAGTATCAGTCACATTGAACTGGGAACCAACTTCAACGGTTCCATCAATGATGCCAGCAATCTCCTTGATAGCATTCTCTTTTGCATCAGTTACCGCCTGAGCCTTCACATCATCAGCAGGAAGTTCTTCACCCAGTTCAGCGAACATCAACGCATCAGCATGTTCAACGCTATTCGTTGTCGGGTCATAGTAGAGAATCATATCATCACTATTGCTTACATCAATGGAGCCATCTTCATGAGTAGCAATATTACCACTGATAATGTACACACCATAGTCTTCCAAGCCACCTGATGCTTTGATAGTAGCGTTACGGACGGAGCCACGACTCTGGTCTGTGTACATGTCAACTCTCTGCTCTGCCTGATGAGCAGCAAGGTCAACCTTGTCTTGTGCATCATCAACCACACCTTGGTATCGGGCAGAAGACAACTGGTAGTCATAGATAGCTTGGTCAAGTTTATCGTCCTGCCCCGTCAGGGATTCCAGTTCCTCATCACTCATGGCAGATAGCTGCTGCTCAGAGATACCCAATGCTGCTGCAAGAGTCTTCATCTGGTCTTCCTGCTGAATCTGAATATCATGCTTGTCTGCATCATCAGCATCATGCCCCTCAGAATAAGCGTTGTCAATATCCGTTTGATGCTGCTCCTCAGGAGTTGTTGGCTCATTGGTAATCTCCCTTGCATTCATTTCAGCAGTCTTGGCAATATTGTAACCACGCATCTTCATCAGGTTCACACCATAGTTGACAGCAGCATTAATCTGCTCCTTGCTCATGGTATCTCTCTGACGAAGAATTCCAGCCAGCACACTACCCATCTGCTCATTGGTTGCGTTGTCTATCTTATCCTTGATGTCTGCCCAGTTATCGCCCATAAGGTTCTGAGCATCAATATCAGCCACGTTCACCTTGTTACGGAATCGGTAGTACTGAGCACGATTGTAGATACCTTTTACTGGTCGGGAGCCAGCACCCATCGCATACATAGAACCGACAGAGATAGCCATACCACCGATGATGTCAAGTTGCTGTTTAGTATCAAGAAGGTCAGAGAACTTATTATCTCCATCCAATAGAGCATGAAGAGGAATGCCAATTTCCTCCTCCATTACTTCTTCACCGAAGCCATTGATGCCGAACTTCTCCATCCACTTCTTGGAATTGGTGTACCAGCCACTCTTTCCGATATTCTTGAAGAACTCAGCAGAAGCATTCATACCATGTTTCTCCATGAAGTTCACAGCACCCTTCTTGATACCATAGTTGTGACCGAAGAGTTTTTCTGTATAGTTCTCTACCATAGCAGAGGTCATACCCTTATAGAGAGCAGTACCCATAGACTCGCCACCTTCATACAGGAGATTTCCGTTCTCATCGAATGTACCGAACTTATAATCACCCTTCTCATCCTGATACAGATTACCCAGATGTCGCTGCATGATGTCAGCACCAGTCTTCAATGCCTGCTCAGTTCCAGCCATCGCATACGAACCAATAACATCGCCAGCCACGATACCAGTATTCTTCAAGATGGCAGCACTCACCTTGCCCATACCACGCTTAGCAGCAAACTTCAACGCTCCACTACTGATTCCCTTGGTAATACCACCATAGCCGCCAGTCAGGAAGAAGTCAGCCATAAATGGGAGAGACTGCCCTGCAATCTTCGTCCAGCGATAGATGTTACCCATTTTCTCATCTTCGAGAGCCGCAGCAGCATCCGCACCCAGTTTACTCTTCAGGAGCATCTTATCCGAACCAGAGAGAGGAATCTTGTTATCCATCTTGGTCTTGATACGTTCCATCTGCCCCATGATAGCGAAGTCAGTCAAGCCGAAATCCCAAGTCTTAGCAGTAAAGGCTGTATTGTCAAGAGCCTTCAAGGCATCCTCACCCCAGCTACTTGTAGGATATTGTTTCACCGCTTCAAGCGCACCAATCTGCTCAGTAACCAGAGAAAGAGAGGTTGCCAACTTATTTCTATAGTCACTCTGCTCAGCAGTTCTTCCGTTACTTGCACCGATACTAGCACCATAAGAGAGCAAAGGATTTCCGTGTTGGCGATTATCCTCAGCGATAAGAGCTTCAATCTCCTTCTTTCGGGCATAGGCATCAGCCAGTTTCTTGTCAAACTGCTTTTGAGCACCCTCCTCAGTAAGGTAGGTTCCATTCTTGCCGATGTTCTCCTGCAAGTCATAGTTACCATTCTTGTCACGAACATCAAAGGCAGATGGAATCTCGCCAGTATCTACCGCTTGCTGATAAGCGTTATTCTGCTCATCTAGGATAGCTTGTTTCTGCTCAGCTTCATTTTGAGTATAGGCATTATCATTGTCTGAGGTAACGTATGCCCCAGCCTTGCCAGTCTCAGGATTGTAAGCGAAATCATCCTTCACCACATTGTTTGCATCACCACCAAAAGCAGTCTTATGTGTACCCAAGTTCACACGACCGAAATCCTTCTGCTGCTTCTGCTTGCGTTGTTTCAATCGATTGTATCTGCCAGCATTGTTCATTGTCTGCTGAGCACTAGCCGAGATAGCTGCTGCCCCAGCCGAGAAACGAGCACGGTCAGCAGCAGTCATAGGAACACTACCGCCCTTCGCCCTTGATGAAGTCTTACTACGAGGTTCAAAGAGTGCAGAGTAAAAACGCTCATAAGTTGATGGAACATCAAAGTTCTGAGCCTTCAAGTTCTCATAGATAGCATGTCTGTTATCCGCACCGCCCTTTCCGTCTCTTGTCAGAGCACTCTCAAACTTATTGTAATCATCAGGCACATCATAGTTCTGTGCTTTCAGATTCTTGTATAAAGTGTATAATGGTCTTTCTGCCATGATATATATATATTTGTTTGTTACCAAATTATTGTTACCGATTCTGTTACCACTTTACGCCAGTCTTCTTCTTTCCACCAGCCGAAGAACCGCCAGCCTTATGTGTTGTATGCTTGCCGCCACCAGATGATTTACCACCTCCAGCAGAACTACTTCTTCCTTTCAATCTATCCATGATGTATCTCACGTTAGTCTGAGTAACATTCTTGATTCTCAACTTTCTTTTAAGTTCATTAATCTTCTTCTGCCCCTCAGGAGTGTCCATCAGGTCGTAGTACTCATACCAATAACCAGCAGTAGTTTGGTTACCGCCAGAAGATTTCTGAACCTTATTTGCAATACGTCCTTCTCGTAGTCTAGCTAGTGCATCCTGAGCAGCCCAATGACTAATCTGACCATCAGCAAGCATCTTCTTAATCTTCAACTGATTATCTTTATACTCAGCATCATTGGTATATTTCAACTTCGACAAGTCAAGTCTTCTGTTACCTTGGTCTATTCTCTGCTGTCCTTGGTCAGCCTTCACCTTGTTGATGTCGTTCTGCATATCGTGATACCTCATCTGCTCAGCGAGAGTCAGGTTATTCTTCCGAGCTTCCTCATCAAGAGCGAGTGCCCTCTGATACCCAGCCAGCCACGATGCCCGATTTTTCTCTCTCTGAGCATCCATATAAGCCTTGCGTTTATTCACCGCCTTAGTCATATCCGACTCTGGATTGTGTACCACCTTTGCACCTTTGGTAGCGAAGTAGATATTGGATAGCGCACGGAGACCATCACCCAGAGCAGCGATACGAGCCTTGGTACGCTCCTTCTTCTCTCTGTTCGCCCTCTGCTCAGCAGTCTCATTCAGTTCTGGATTCAGTATCTTATACATATCAGCATAAGATAGCTGCTTAGGAAGAGGTTTCGGCTCCTCCTTCTTCACGATAGGGACGGATGGTTTATCCTCCTCATCACTTGGAGCACCCTGATTTACATCTACCCCATTGGCGATAGCTTGCTGAGTAGCGATAGTCTTCTCTCTAGCCGCCTTCATCGTAGGTGTTTCATTCTGAGGAGTGGCAGCATTCATCTGGTCAACCTTCTTGCCAGCCGCATCAAGTTGCTGCTGGGTAAAGACTGGAGCCTGAGTCTGTGCCACCTTCTGAGCGGCATCCACCCCACTCTGCTGCTTGTTGAGCACACTCTGTGTAGTCTTCAAGCCGTTATTTGAACGTAACATATCTGATGCTTTCATAGGCTATGCTTTAATCTTCTTTGGCGCATTGTCACCAATCATGTTATTCAAATCATTTGCTACTTGCTGCTGGGTAGGAGCAGCCCCCACCTTTGCATCCAACTTAGCCATATCTGCATCGGTAGGCTGTGCCACGTCAGGACGAGCCACCCTACTCTTACCAGCACCACTATCAATAGTTGCAGCGATGTTGGCGGCAGTACCAGCCACGCCAGCAACCGCATTGGCTGTATCAGCAGCCTTCTCAGCTTCAATACCCATCTGCTGGTTCTGTAACTGGTTCTTTCTGTTCATATACTGCTGCTCGATGTTATCCTTGCGAGACTCGTTGGCAGCTACAATCTGTGAGGTAGTATCTGCAAGAGTCTTGTTGTTCGCTTCCTTAACCGCAGTAGTGGAATCTTCCGTACCGCCCATTACCGCCTGTCTGCCCTTGGCAGCTTTATTGCGGTTCTTAATCTGCTCCTGCATCTGAGTAAGCAAGCGCACGGTATCTGCACGCTTGGTTGGGTCGGCATTATATGTTCTGTCATACCATGCCTGATTTTCTCTCTGTTGCTGGGCAATCATCTGCTCCTGCTTACGTCTCGCCTTGCGGTTAGCTACACCGCCAGCGATACTACTTGCAAGTCCAAGACCTGCCCCAATTAATGCTCCTAACATATATATGTATTTTAATTATTAATAATGTGGCAAAGTTAATAATACTAGCCGAAAATCATATTTTATCCGTTAATACTCGTGCTTCTGATTCAATTATTAACGGATAAAACTCGCATATAAATAATAATTAGTAACTTTGCGGCATTAATAGACAGAAAAAATATGGCAACAGAAAGAAATTCTAGAGGTCAGTTCGAGAAAGGACGAGCAAAGACTGGAGGTAAACAGAAGGGATATGAATCTCCTATCAAGAAGGAGTTTCGTGAACTCTGTGCCGATTTTTCCAGAGAGGCCTGGGATGATTTTATGGAAGCTTGGTATAAGTGCGAGCCTAAAGACAAGGTATCAACTTTCATCAAAATACTGGAGTTTAATTGCCCTAAGCTACAGACCGTCACTCTTGACGATAAGCGTGAGGTTCACAATGCGCTTACCGAGAAGTTAAGACAGATGTCAGAAGAGGAAGGATGATTCTTTTTCGTTTAAATAGTACGATTGTTTTTTCATAGGTTTTAGGTTTAGTGGTTTTAAGATTGTAAGTTAGGATAAGAGTAAGGGGAGTGCTCACGCATTCCCCTTCTTGTTTCCAATTCTTTCCAGTTGTTTCCAAATTGGAAAGATTCACTATCAGCGACCGCCTCTAGCCCTTCTATCCCCAGCCATGTCCGTCTTGGAACCACGATTCACCGATGATGGCTTATACCTGATTCCTGAACATGTATGGCTAGCATCCATACCCTTGCGAGAAGCTGCCCCATACTTCTTATCGTGGGCAGCGTTGTGACGAGCCAATTCCCTACGCTTAGCCTTCTGAGCAGGGGAAGACTCGAACTTAGTATCGTAGGAAGCCTTTCGTGCCCTAGCTGCTGGGTGAGTTCTATAATAATTTGCTGATTCTGATACCATAGTTACTCCTTATCTTTGTCTTCCTTCAACGCATCATCAAGATACTTGTCAAGAGCCTTAATGCACTTATCAGGAATCTTATTAGCATCCTTGTTTTCTTTGAGATAATCAATAGTGCCACCTACTCCATAGATGATAAGCAGACTCTTTGTGGAAGGGATGAATACACAAATAGTTGCACCAAAAACCAAAGCATATATAGAACACTTAATCTTTCTTTTTATCATTTTAAAAGGTTCTTCATAATCAGAACCGAACGTAATCGTCCAGATACCTAAACCAAGTAACACTAAAATAGATAAAAAAACGACAACTTCACCACAAGCATGCAAGTTGCCCAAAACACCTAACCAATATAATTCACTCATAATCTTAAATTTAAATTAATATATCTATCTCCAATAAAGTTCACGATGTTCCTTCTTCAACAAATCCCCAGTTCTGCACCACCAGTCATTCGGACTCGCTTTAAGATACGCTTCCTCCTCAGGGCAGTACTCTTCATGAGTAAGGATAGGATGAGAGGTAGGCTTGAACTGATGCACACACAGCAAGTCTGCATGATTGCCACCATAAATTCTTGGTGGCATAACATCTTTCGCCTGATGCCATACCTTGTTGAGGTCAATGAGGTCTACACCATCCAGTTCCTTCAAAGCATCATCAATATTACCCAGCACACGATTCAAGACTTCTGCCCTATCCGTGCCGCCCTTAGCAATTAACCACTTAGCATCACTCAGGGCACTTTTAATCAATTCATTCAATTCCATAAGCCTAAATTTTAATGTCTTTTCGATTTCTCGATGTTATATTGGTCACAGATGTCGCAATATGCGCCATAAGCCAAGTTATCAACCATTTCATTGTACTTGTCACCATTGTGACCTTTTACCCAATGAAAGCGTACACCAGCAACATGAGCAGAGCATTTATTGTACAACTCGTATAAATCAGGATTCTTCTTTGGCTTATACGACTTAGAGAGCACCAAGATGCAATACTGGCTATCCGTATAAACATCTACGTATGCACCATCAGGGCAAGCATTGACAGCACTAATAATCGCCAACAACTCCATTCTATTGTTTGAAGTGTTCAGTTGACCATGATTCTTCATCTTCAATATCTCTCCATCTTTGAGAATGATATATGCTGCACCACCAGCCTTGGTCTTGGATAGGTTATCACACGAACCATCAGTATAGACTACATAATGAAGACCATTATCAGGAAACTCCTCTGTAATAGAATTGATGTGGACTTTTTCTTTTCCCCCCTTTTTTATGTCATGCTTTGTTTTACCAAGTTTCAACATAATAGCACCATTTCTTGCTCCTACCATTGTCTTCCAATCTTTTGGAGGTGTTCCGTCATTTTTTAACCAATGAGTTCTATTCATTTCTGTCCATAACTCATCCATCCAATCTGACCAACCAGATTTCTTAACGAAAGAAATAAACTCCTCGCGCGTAGGTATATAATAATATTTATCCAT